AGAAGTTTATTTCGTAAAAATCCAGTGTTTTCACGGATGATTCCATGAAAACACTAGATTTTTCATTATGCGTACATCAATTTTCCTTTTGGCACTGGAATTTCCCGCCCAATAGCCTTTGCCGTCTCTATCCATTCGGAAATAACTGTTTCCACATTTTCCAAAGCCTCTGCCGCCGTTTCTCCATCATAAACTTTATTTCCGCGAGGATGCGCAGCTCGCGGAGCGTTATTTAATCATAGGAAGGAATTTCCTATGATTAAATAAAAAAATGCTGTCATACGACAACATTTTTTCGGGTTGGGCTATTATATTTATAATAGTAACAGTCCGTACGGGAATCGAACCCTAAAGTAATTGCCTTGAAATGGCTTAAAATAGCCGTTCTTTCAATTTTTCTTTGAGTACCTTTGAGTACTAGGGACTCATAATGCTTCAATTAAGTCAAGTTCCTGTCTCTTTTCCTCAATTCCGGTACGATCAAAATAATAATGATCTTTTGTGCAACTAATGTCTGTATGCCCCATAGTATCAAGAATTGTGGACTCTTTCACTTTTCCGTCAAGCAAGATACTTCCATACGTCTTTCGGATTTTGTGCGGAGATTTCACTTTCATTCGCAGTTCATGTTCACAGATATACCGCAAACGCTCACGAAAGTTGTAGGATTTCAACCTTTCTCCGTCTCTCTCGAATAGATATTCCCCGAAGGGATTTCTCTTTCGTACTTCATCAAGAATCCATTTGTACTTATCCGGCAATATGGCAAATCGCAATCCGGCTTCTGATTTTGGAAAATCTTTGACCTCATAGTGAAAACCATCATCATCCCGGTAACGTGTCTCCGTAGAATTGATAGCAACCGTGTAATTTTCAACATCTTTCCGCTTTAATGCCGACAATTCCCCGACGCGGACTCCTGTCTTAAACATGAATAGCAACCCAAGGTTTACAATATCCAAGTGATTTCTAAGGTACATCTCCATGCGTTCCTTTTCATCCGGCATATATACTTGGTCTTTTGCCTGACGGACTACGTGCTTAAATGCTTTTGGCGATATATCCATATCTTTCAGCGTGTATGTAATGGAAAACTTGACATACTTCTTTCGCTTGGCATACTTAAAGATTCCATAGATTAGCGTCCGGAAGTTTGAGAATGCCTTGGAAGTCATGTTGAAATTATGGATGCTGTTCCGTATAAACGTTTCAAGCTCGCATTCGTCTATCCCTTTGATTCTCTTGTCCTTTATACCATCAAAGTATCTCTGAAAGTCCATTAAGTATCTGTCATAGGTTGCCCTGCTAATTTCTTCAAGTTCCAGCTTTTGCGAAATCCAGCGGTTGAAGATTTCCTCTACTGTAGGATCATCCTCCCTCTCTTTCCAATAATCAATGATTTTCTGCTCGACCGCTTCTCTGCGCTTTGCCTTGATTTTACGTCTGCCTTTTACTTCATCCGGCAGATATGAGTACCAGTTCTCATCCTTTCCTTGATAGATTTTATAAGGGTTTTTGTTGAGTAATTTTTCTCTCTTTTGCATAGTGACTTGTTTCTGCACAAGTGCTATGTCGAGAATACCACTATCAACGGCATATTTCAACAGTTCTTTTTCATCCAATCAAATACCCCCGTTCTTTCTATTTTATCTTTTATATCTCTCACTCTGTACTCTATCGTTCTTAGTGATAGATTTTCTTTTGTGGATATTTGCTTTTGTGAAAAACCACGACAGAGAAGAGAGAAAATCCTCTCCTCTTCTTCCGTGAAATTGGCATTTTCTTTGATTTGTTCAAGTTCTGGCTTAATGAATTTTGTAAATTTCATAAGCCATTTCTCCTTATTTTATTGGTTGATATTTAAGTTTTTAAACATAGCACACATAACATCTACGACAATACTGTTTCCGAATTGCTTATACAACTGCGTATTACTGTTTACTGCTGCCATTTTGTCAATATCTTCATCAGATACACCCATCAGCCGTCCGCACTCTCTCGGTGTTAGCTTTCTGATACGATATTGTGTAGCTATATGGCTATTTGCATATCCGTGTGTGCCAGCTACAAGATTAGCAGATATGCCGTTATCAGAAATAACTGTACCGCATTGGGATCCATTGCTTGATATTTGACCGACTTTTTGGATATTATTTTCAAGTAATAAATTGTCTTTTTGCACACTCGTTAAGCAATTACTTGTACCTTGCATATTTACCTCTAATCTCTGCTCCGTTGGGTTTCCTGCGGTTCTATCTGACGGATTGTCTGGATTTCTGCCACGCATAGCAACTATCTGACTTTCACATATTTTAATCTGTTTTGTACCGCCGCCCTCGACTGTTGTGATATTAGGGCAAAGTGCATTTTCGTCATATACTGTGTTTGATTGGTGCTTGCCTGTTCCATTATCCATAAATCCTAACTGCTTCACTTCAAGAATTTTCGGCTCTCGATTTCCACCTTGCATTATACTCAATGTTGGACTGCATTCCCTTACATCATAAATTCTGCTGGTACTCTCAAATTTTGCCTCAAGAGAACCTATTACATTTACATCTGCCATAATTACTCCTAAATCGTGGTTTTCAGCTTTTACACATCTTGCAATCGGATATACACCTCTTTGAAAATCTGCTGATACTCCGGTGTATATACTGCCTATTACTTCCATTCAATCACTCCATTCATAGATTGATTCCCAAAACCTTTATAATCCATTGCCATAAGAGTTGTTGCAATATCAATCTGCTTTTCAAACTGCGTTGCTTGATTGCTCAACAACAAGGTTTCCGTCTGACCGCAAGTTTGATATTCCGCAGTCGTATTTTGCTTTGATACAGTTTGCAACTTCTCTTTGCTGCGGCTTATTGATTGTTCCGTCAACGCAAGTCTGTCTGTCTGTCTGTCTGTCTGTCTGTCTGTCTGTCTGTCTGTCTGTCTGTCAAGATTGTGTTGTGGCAATGTGCCGTTGTCAATAAGCTGTTTTATCAGCTTGTCAGCCTTTTCATTGTTGATGTAATACTTTTCATCTACATTATCCTCAAGATAGTCTTTCAACTTCTTTTTGAGTGGTATAGGCTGTGGAAAATCATATGAGTAATTGCCAAGGAACGAAAACATAAAGCATCTATTTCTATTCTGCGCCACTCCATAATTTTTAGCATTCAAATCTTGCCAATAATTTGTGTACCCTAAACTTTCCAGGAAACCCAACCACTTCTCAAAATCATTGATGTTTTTCTTGCCGTGTACTTGTGACACGTTCTCCATGAACAAAATCTGTGGTAATTCTCCGTTACTATCTCTAATTTCTGTTAGTATTCTCTCAACTTCCCACAACAGACCGCTTCTTGTACCACTTCCCTTAGACATTCCAGCTTGTTTCCCGGCAACTGATAAATCCGTGCAAGGAAACGAGTAAGTAAGTAGGTAAGTAAAGGTTTCTGTGCCGCAAATATTCAAATCTTCTGCATGAACCTTTGTTATGTCCATTGTGGGGAAATCCGTACCATGTACTGCGTTATAGCTTGCAATAGCGTACTTATCAAACTCAACAACTCTGTAATGTTCAAACTTAGCGCCTATTCTCTTTAGTACCATTGCCTGACTGCCGTAGCCGGCGAAAAGTTCTATTAAGCGAATAGGCTTTGTTATGCTAATTGGTTCTCTTGTGAAGTCAAATATGCTCATTTGATTATCACAAGAATAATTTTCAAAATTCATAAAATCTACCAAAAGGAAACCTCGGTTTTATGTGCGCACAACCTATTCCTTTCTTTGATTTTTAGTTAGTTACTGTGGCTTTCTGCCTGTCTGAAAATACTCGTCATAAGCGTCAACTGTATCACGCATTTCAACCATAGCCATATCAAGTGTTACATCTTTTTTATCCAAGGCTCTTTCTGCATAATCTTTAATTCTCATCATTAAAGCCTGTGCTATTACTATATCTGCATTGTTACTCACTTTGAATCACCTACTTTCTTTTCTCTTAAAATCCTCGCAAGGCACATCAAGCAAGCAACCGCATTTTTCGGTTTCCATTCCTCCCCAATATGTCTTATATCTGTAAGAATTTTGGCATTTAAAGCAGAAATCCTTGCCATTGTTCAATTTGCAACTTGTCTTTTTATCTTCCAGCTTTTTCCCGATACTCTCGTTTATCCTTTTGAGTTCCTCGACCTTTTTCTGCGATTCCTCAAAATCTTCAATGAGTTTATTGTATTTCTTCTTGCTTAAAATCTTCATTCTGTATCACCCTTTCCTTTTAGTCTAAATAATAGCCCTTACTTTTAGCTTCTGCATAATCATCTTCTGAAAGTAAAACTTCTTTCTGAATCTCTTTGTTACCATAGCAATCAACATCACATACAACCTTGAAAAGCAACATTCCGTTCTTCTCGATCGGTTCTACATGAGTTATGTTTGTTACATAGTGTTCAAGTAAATTCATTCTGAATCACCGCCTTTCACGCAATCACTTACAAGCATATCTGCCTTAATAAGTTCATAAATAATATCAAGATATGTCCTGTGGTCTCTATATCTGCAATTTGCGTCTTTATGTATTCTTGGGTCATTATCTCTCCAATCATTAACATCAAAAATCACATTGCTCACAAAAAGCATTTTCGAACCTCTGGCAACACAAAGATAATGGCAACCACTCTTACCATATTCTCCCTTGCACTTCTTGAATCCGAATTTTTCAAACTCTTTTGCTTTAACTTTCGGAATTAGCATTATCTTCACCTGCTTTCAATAAATCCACAAACCTTTAAGTTGCAACCTCGGTTTATCGAGGATTCGTTATTCCTTTCTTTTTTCTAAAATTTCATCCAAGCAGGTGTTATAACCTGCTTTCATATCTTCTGTCCATCGACCGTTAGGATAACACGATAATGTTACCCAGGTTTCTTTCTTCTCTGGCAGTTCCCGGAGCGGACACCAATCTGGTCTGCACGCAATATAATCTGTCACATCCTCTCCCATTCCCGGAATTCCACAATACAATGTTTTTTCTCCGTATCTTGGTGGCTGCTTATCATCTACGAAATCGCACATATCGCATGATTCCGGCATGTCCATAATCAAAACTGCTTTAGCCATCTTCCACCTCCAAATTTACTCAATGACAAAATCAAAATCAGTGCAGTTAAAGTCCGTTTCTTTTTCTGGAATCGGCATACATACTCCAACTGCATCTTTTACATATGGCACTCCGTTTATCTCAATAACTTCCATTGGATAATAACCGAAACGTCTTTTGTAACAATCAATCTTCTTGCCTACAAGTTCCTTTGCATTTCCTTGATATAATTTCACCCTGCACCTCCTAAATCATCATGCTTCTGGTTTTTCGCACCGCTCAAATTCGATAACCCAAACCCACGGATTTGCACTCCAACCATAGCTGTCATGGTCGGATTTCTTAATGGTGGAGGTCCAAAGTTTTTCCCATTCCATCATCACTTCATCACATTGACTGCACTGTTCTTCTGTCCCATAACAGCACTGCGAACCGCTTTCTCCGTATGTATTAAGACAATCCCAACAATCAGGATAAGCTCCCTCTTTTATCACATCAACCGGCTTCATCTCCTGAAGCTGCTCCACTCTCACACTCGTAATCTTAATCCAGATCCGCGCAGCTTCTTTTGGCATGTGAATGGACGGATGGTATATCAGTTTTGATGATTCCTTAAATGTAGGCAAGTCTGTCAGCTTATCATCAGCCCTGTAAATATATGTTCCATCTTCATATCCTTCGCTCCATGTTTCTCTCACGTACAGTATATCGTCCGTGTGATATGGCGGATTCCATCGTTTGCTTAATTCCTCATCTTTTATATTTTCCGGAAGCTTATATTCTTCGCCCCAAAGTTTGTGTGCTCCCCTGTTTGGATATGTCCATTTTCCTATACAATCCTTGTGGCTACCTCCATATGTATAACATAGCCCTGATTGTGGTTGTGGCTTTATCGCACATCTGATGCAGGTCTTCCGTCCGTCCAGAATTGCCCGAACCATTTCTGTATTGAATAAAATCGGTTTAATTGCCATCTGCTCCACCTTCCTTTAGTTGATCAACTTTATCGCTCAATTCTTCTATCTTCTGCACTGCCTCTCTCAAGACTTTTGCATTATGATTTATCGCCATTGCAAGTTCTCTGAAGCTTGAGCTTAACGAAATACCTGTTATTTTTGTTACTGCTTTATTCTTCCATTTCATTCACTCCACCTACTTTCCCATCATGTCCGGAAAATCACGCCATGATTTTCCGACTTCTAACTCTTCAACTTTCGCTTTAAGTTCTTTATTTTTTGCTTTCAGATCTTTGTTTTCCATAAAAATCTTCTGTAATTTACACGTTTTTCTGTACTCACATTTTGAGTGAATGGAATACTCTGTACACATTTTGCATAATTCTGCGCTTGTCACTCGACCCCACCTGCCTTTACAACCTCGATCATATCTGACAACATTCCGCCGCACTTAAACTGCTCCATCTCTTCGCGATATTCCTCCAACTGTTCCACAACCTTGTCAAGATCATATGTGGTTGGATAGTCTCTCAAAGCATAAATCACATCTTGCATATCCTCGGCATCGCCAAACATAACCGATCTTTCAAATGCATCTGCATCAATCAGTTTCATCGTTTTTTATCTCCTTTTTTCAAATAATCAAAAATCTCATGTCCAATCATCCCTACAACTGACAGAATGCAAAAAAGTTTAACTCCAAATTCTGTTAGAATATCTAACCTGATTGCTATAAGTATTAGCAGAATAAAATTTATGTACGATTGAAACATCATTCTTCGTCACCTACCTTTAACTGCTCTGCTATCTCATCAATGTCTTTAAACCTGATTACAGACAAATCTACGATTAAATTTTTGACCGATTCTGCAAAATCATCAATTGCCTTGTTATATTCAATTTGCTTAATTCTGTTTAAACTGGCATCTGTTGTTATAAAAGTCTTTCCTGGCAACATTTTTTATTTTCCTTTCTCTAATCGTTCTATCATGCAAAATGATGTAACCGATCACGACAAAATCTTTGTATGATTTTGATATAACCTTATCAGCATTTCTCTTTTCAAAATCATTTCGCCCGATAATCCGCATTTCCTGTTTTGTGTAAAATGCCGGCTTTTTATTCCGTCTCAACGCATTGCTCATTTCTTTGATTTCTCCTTTCTGTATGTGATTTCCAACCATGCAAAATGACTCAATACAAGCTGTCTTGCGCGCTCTTCAATCTCCATGCCTTTGTATTTGTTTATCAATGATTCTCCGGCTTTTACAACTTCATCCCACCAAGAATCAGCATTGTCCGGGGAATAGTATTTCTGAATGAATTGCCAATAATCCATAAATACTTGCCATTCTTCCGAACCCTTTTCTATCTTTGCACTTGCCATAGCCGTTACCTCTAAAACGGACAATCGCCATTGTATGGCTTGAATCCGTCTCCACGTTCTTTCTTTTTGATTTCCGCAACAACATCATCAAACGGTTTTTCGATTTCAACAAACTTCATGTGATCTCCGTCAAACTCCATTGCTTCACGCATTGTCATTCCCTGTCTGTTCTTCTCGATTTTTACACCCTTGGCTCCCTTGTCATTGTCTGACAGATTCCACAGCATAATTATGTTTGACGCATCCTGTTCGATTGCTCCGGATTCCCTCAATTCTGCCATGGTAGGTTCTTTTGTATCTCTGCTTTCAGATGCTCTTGTTATCTGCGAAAGTGCTATTACATGCGTATTTAAGTCTCTTGCAACCGATTTTAAACCTCTTGAAATTGATGCTACTTCTTCATTTCTTCCGGAATATCTGTTATCCGGCATAAGCAATTGCAGATAGTCAACAACGATAACGTCAAAGTTTTGGTGTCTGCATTCTGACTTTATCTCTCTCGGAGATACAGTACCGGATGCAACCCATAATTGATAATCACTCATTTCTTCATTTGCTTGGTTAAATTTTTCCTGTTCATCACCAAGAAACGCTTTTGCCCTTCTGATTCTCGTTAAGCCGATTCCCGTAAGCCTTGAAATAAATCGCTCATACACCTGTTTGTCAATCATCTCCAAGTTAAAATATGCGACTTTAAGTCCTTTTTTTGACATATTCCCAATAATCTGCGTTGTGAGTGCGGATTTTCCGACTGCCGGTCTTGCAGCAATTACTGTTACATCACCTCGTTCAAGGTCTCCAAGCGCATCGTCAAGTTGCGATAACCCGATTTTTATACCGCCCTCTCCTACACTTTCGTTGAAATATTTGTCCTTATTCTCAACCGAAATCTGCTTAATTGGTTTTAGCTTTACTTCCTTTCCCTCTTGCAAATGTTCAAGCCTTGTAAGAAGATCGCTGATTGTATCATCAATGTCGCATGGTTTTAAACTAGATTTCTGATACATGTCACGAACCGTTCTTGCCTTGTATTCTTTCGCAACCGCATCGGCATAGCTTTTAACCATAGTTGAAGTGATTGTTCCGGTAATACAGGATTTCATCAATTCGCTAATCTGTTCCTGGGTGTATTTGTAGTTCTCAAGTGCCATTGATAAAGACATTGGATCAATACTTTCATTCCGGTCATACATGGCAAGCATTTCCTTGTATGTGTCCTGCGCGAAATCCGAACTAAACATTTCCGGTTTCAGTGTTCGCCAGATGCTATTTAGCACATCATTGTCAATCAGTACGCACCCGATCACTCCGAACTCCGCTTCTGTCAACTACAATCACCTCGTTTCTCCGCAATCTGCAACCAATAGTCGCAATCGCTTTCCAGCCAATCGACATATTTTGGAATGTATCGAAAATCCGTATCGTCCGGATTCTTTTCTTGATAGTCACTCAAATATGCTTCCGTGGCTTTGTATAACAGCCGTGCAATGTCCGGTTGGTTCTCTTCGATAACTTCTAGCACTTTATCCATCCAAGCCGTTTTAGAGGTGCTGTACGCTGTTTTCTTGGGGTATATACTAAAAGTCTTTTTCCATGCATCGTCAAAATCAAACAAATCTCCGGAATCGGTCGACAGCGAATTTTCTTTTATATTTTCTTTCTCTTTATCTTCTTCTTTTTCTTCTTCTTTATCTGAAACAGCGACGTCAGACGATTTATCGGGCGATTTTTGCCCAATTAGGTTTTTCTGCTTCTTTCTCCGGTTCTGCTGATATAGCCTGTCACGTTCCTTTTTCTTCTCATAAGCGTCAAGCGTTTGATGCTTATTCCAATTTGGAATCGTTATCACATTGTCAACAACTTCAATCATTCCAAATTCTTCAAAAGTCTTAAGCGCAAGCCTTACCGTGTTCAAATCTCTGCGGAAAATGGTGGCAAGCATTTCATCCGTGAACGGCAACTTATTGCTCATCATAAACACTCCGTTGTTATTCTGTTTCCCGGCAAGAATAAGAAGTTTGAACCAAATCGTAATGATGCTATCCGCACTCGGCATACTCTCAATCAGCAGAATCTTTTCATCATCAAAGACATCTGTTGTGATCTTAATCCACTTGACTTCTGCCATCATTCGCACCTTCTTTCGATAAATCAACGCGCTTGATCTTTTTCCCGCAATTACTGCAATAGATATCCCCGGAGCAATAGTCTAATTTCTGTTTTCCGCACCCTGTTCTGTAAAAAGAAAATCCAGTTGGAAGGCTGTAGTATTTCCATTCACAAAATTCTTCCTTTTCCTCTGGAAATTTATGAATTTTTAAAAGTTTATTGACGCAATCGACAATCTCGTTTATTTTTAAAACCAATTCAGAATCATTTCCATCCCCACCCGGGCTGTAATTTGCATAACACTTTCCTTTTAATTTATTTATCAAAATGTCACCTCTCAATTCTCCCCATGGAGCAAATTCATAAACTTCTCATACTGTTTTTCAGAAACTTTGTTACCCTGTTTCTCCGGCTTCAAGCGGATTTCAAGGTGCTTTTCAGCGATATGCGATAATTCCTTGGCAAGACTCTTTTTGCCTTGCTTAATGCCGTCATAATAGCCTTTTGCCGGACGGTAATCATCAATCTTGGCTTTACCCTCGCCCTGCGACCCACTCGTCTTATTCCGAAGCTGATAGCCATTATTTGCACAAAATTTGATATAATACTGCTCACGCTCATCAAGTTTATCTATCGGGCAATGTACCGATTTTGCATTCCATCCATATGGATTATCATCTGAATGCAGTCCGTGAGACTTCAAGCTAAGGTCTATGTGCTGATACCCTGAAAGGTGTTGCGACAATCTGGTTAAAATATGCTTTGCCTGCCCCACATAGGCATATCTAAATCCGTTTTCATCCTGTCTTGTCAGAATATAAATTCCGCTTGATTCATCAAGCCTTGGATTCAATGCAAGCCATTTCTGCTTGTTTTTAGCTTCGATGGCTTTCGCCTGTTTGAATTTCTTATAATCCAACTCATTCACTTCCTCTCCAATGGTTCCATGCTCATTTGAGCCACAAACTTTCCATAGCTCATGCCGGAAGCGCGTGCCATGTGGTTCACAGCCTTGATTGCATCATCCTTTTTCTTTGGCTTTATCAAGCGTTCTTTAACGTCAATGCTAATGCAGTCTTGGCAATTAAACTTGTTTTCATCTATCGTCATAAAAATTCTGCCGCATTTCGGGCATATTCTTGTATACACAATTCTTCCAGCCTTTTTAAAATTTCTAAACTGCGCAGATCTTCTCGCACATTCTGGTCTACAGTATTTCTGATTTTGTTGTTTCGGCTCAAATTCAGCCATACAGTATTCACATATTTTCAATTTTTACCTCCAATCTTTTGTAAGGGCGGTGCGGTAAACGCACCGCCAAAACATGGCTTTCAATAAGGTTTGTGATAACTATTCGCCAAACAAGATAGTTTCTTTTAGGCAAATGCCAAGGTGTTGCAACCTATTTTAATATTCAAGATTGAATGTAATTCTTGGGTTATATACGCTACCCTCGTTATCGTCGATTTCATAAAAATCGACATCTTCATCGAACTCTGCAGTTACGGTTACTTCCTGCGTGTCGTTCTCATTGTTCCTGTCAAATTCCGCTTCAACATCGGTATCGAATTTTGCTTTTACATGGAACTCCACTTCTGTATCTGGCTTAAACTACACCAAATCTTGAATCAACTCATATACTTTCATATCTGCTCCTTTCAGAACGGACAAAGGTTCATATCAACCTCTAGCCCTTTTTCTGCAACATAAACATTCGCTCCATATTCAATTGTTTCTTTCGTTCGTTGTAGGAATAACGCGGGATCTCCGCTTGTGTCCGATAAGTGTATTAATACGACATTCCGTAAAGCTGGGTTGTCGTTCGTCTGAATAAATTTAAGTGCCGTATCAAGGCTCATATGGCCTCTTAATCTGTGTTCGTAGTTAGGCTCATTCCGGTCTACCAAGTCCATGCTATAATTGGCTTCAACCATGATATGCTCAACTTTCATACTGGAAAAGTCATACTTGCAATATTCCAAGTCGGTTAGGAATAGCAGCTTACCCATTTCCTCATGCTCAATTAAATAGCCGTAGCACTCTATTTCTGTATCATGCGGTACATTGAAGGGGGTAACCGTAAAACTGCCGATTTGTCGTGGTCTGCGCGGCGGAATGGCTATTGTACGCTCTCCTGTAATGGTTTCAAGTGCGGTCTGTGTTTCAAATGCAGTATAAGCCGGAATGCCGGATTTCATGAAATCTTTTATGTATCGCGCATGGTCTCCGTGTTCGTGGCTCACAATGCAACCGGAAACATTTGCTATTTTCCAATCAATCATTTTCTTAAAATCAAGAAATTTGCATCCTGCTTCAATGGCAAGAATCTCGCCACTGTTGCTGATTAAAGCGTAACTGTTGCCTGCCGATGATGAACCGCAACATCGCATAAGCATTTAAACCACCTCACTTTCATCCGTTTCAATACTTAACTGTCCCGAAACTATCTTTGAATATTCCTTTGCCAAGTCCTCAAGTGTTATCTTTGGAATTGTAATATTCATAACACGGTCTCGCCCATATTCATCAATGTATTTCCTAATCCACCATGCTTCAATATTGTTTAGATACTCCTGTGACTTAACACGAACCTCTGTAATGGTCTCAAATACAAGGTCTGTAATATTACCTTTCAAACCGCTCTTAACGTGTTCCTGCCACCGGAAGAATGGCATATATACCGTTTGTCCTATGTAGTGCATATTAGTCTTTCTGTTATAAATATGGTAAATATATCCATATACACCACCATTGCTCTCATATCCCTCTCTGGTTTGAAATTCTCCCTCGTAGTATGGATTAATTTTTCTACTGATTTCAGCTCGGCAACCATAAGAACAAAAGTAATATTTTTCTCCACCATCTGTCGTAATGTATGGAAAGTCCTTTTGCTTGCCTTTGATCGACTTATGGCAGTTAAAACAGATTGTATCAACTTCAATATTGAATCGCTCATAGAAGAATTGGTTGCTTTCCATAACCAGAGCATATATTCCGCTACCTTTTCTTGGCTTTGCAAACCTTGAAATACTGCTTTTCTTCTTTACTTCGTCCTTTGCTTCACTACGAGACATATCTTCTCCGTAAAGATAATATTCATCAAGAAGAGTGCCTTTTTGAGAATCCCACACGTTATCATCTGTAAACTCTTTCAGTTCATCGTCTACCTTGTAATCATAGATGCGAACCCAATAGTATTTCATAGGCTACTCCAATTCTTCCTCTGACGGAAATTGAAAGATAGCATTGCTAATGCATTCTATTTTTGACGGCTGATTTTCTGTTCGCACCATAATACCGCATTTCTTTAATCTTTCAAATTCCCTTGCCACATCTTCTGAAACATCAACATTCTGCATTACGATAGGCGTACCGATATATGCATCTATAAGCCTTTCCATAGCTTTCTTTGCTTTCTCTTCTTTAGAATATTCAGCAATTTGCATGTCTTCATTAAGCGACTCAACACCTATTAAGTTTTTGTTCAGGAAATAAATTCTTGACCTGAATCTCTGAATAATCACCTCTTCATATGGCATATCAAGCGTTCCGTCCTGCGAAATTACTCTCATAGCAACCTCCTAATCTTTCATAAAGTCCGGTACATTCTCGTCATTCTCAACGACTTCTCCGGCTACTTTCTCCGGCTCAACTGCTGCACTTTCGGTTGCTTCGGATTCAGTTACGACAAACGGTTCGGAATTGGCGTTCTCTGCAATTTCTTCCTGCGTCTGCTGATATGTTTCATCTATCTGCATAAGAGACTGTTTTGCAATAGCATTAAGGTCTTTTGGATGCTTCTTGATTGCATTATTGCGCATCTTTCGAACGATCATGGATTCAGATGTATCAAGCCATGCGGCACTCATGTATGGTCTTGCAACTTCGCAGGAAAGCATATCTTCAACAGTTTTGCAAGCTAAAAGCTCTTTCAAAATTTCATTTTTCTTTTCTGCGATAGCTTTCTTTTCTGTTTCCGTTGCATCATAGCGTGTCTTTTTGCCGCCTTTTACAAGTCCGAAAGTCTCATTCAGAAGATTATTGCGAACATGAGCAAAAAGGTTTCCTTTTACGCTTTCACGCTCTGCTATCATATATTCAACTTTCCCATCTTTCATTTCCACCGGGTAAACAACACGGATAACTTTCTGCGAAAGTCCTTTTTCTTCCCATTCCGGCGGTGTAACTTCAATTCCTTTATGCTTTGGATATGTAAAATCGTCACCTTCTTTCACAAGCCATACCGGATATACCTTTTTAACATCAACACCAAAGTTTCGAAGAAGTGCATCATTTCCGTCTCCTTCGATCCCCATTTCTACTTCCTTGTACCAATTTCCATTTACATCCTGTTTGCTTCTCAACTGGAAGTAGCACTCCCTTGGCACTGCATTGGCATTAAGTTGAAGGCTTGATACCTGTCCAATAATCTGTCTCAAATTAGATCCATTCAAGTTACTCATGGCGGCTTTGCTAGATGTAACAAGGTTGTAAATAGCACTCATAGATGCCATGACACACTGCTTGGAATAATCATTAAGTACAAGTCCATGCTCTGCAAAGTCACGCTCCATAAGCCCTATGTACTGGTTTGTATAATAGGAAAGTTGTGTATTCATTTCCTGTTTTCCCTGCGTAGATACTGCCGTATTTTCTGCCATAATTATTTTTCCTCGCTTTCCATGATGATTTTTAATTTGTTTTCTGCTATTTCAAACTTTTCTTTTGCCGATTCAAGTTCCTTTTCTGCGACTTCTCTAAACTTTTCTTTTGCATAATCGTAATTCGGCTTTGTAAGGAAAATATTTTCATAATAGCCAGTAATTTTCCCTTCGTCCTCTTTTCTAACAAAGCTCATGCAATTTGGAAAACCTCTTTTCTTATCAACTGGATAATATGTCTTTGGTTTTTCAATCACTTCCACTTCTGTGACGAAGATTCCGTCCGAATTAAGTCCATAAAAATAAAGTTTCACTGCTTTTCCTCGCTTTCCTCATATTTCTTCACAACCGCCACTTTATCAGCACCATAGGTTTCCACCCATGCCATATCTGCCGCTTCATCTGTAACCGTCAGCTTTGCACCCTTGGCATTTACAACCGTGTCACCGGCTTTCACAGAATCCTCGGTGCGATACACGTAGCTTCTGGTACTGTTTGGAAATTTTGCTTTGATATACTGCATAATTACCTCTCCTTTTTCACATATCCATTTGACAAATTTTCAAGAATACGCAAAAGTCTTTCGTTGGTTTCTGAGGCTTTTTCAAGTTCTCTTATAAGTTTATATTCATTACACTCAAAGTTATCTACCTTTGTTCGCAAATCTGAGTTTTCAGCCTTCAATTTTTCAATATCATCCATGTACACGACCTCTCTTTCCTTTATTTCTCGCGTCTTTCTCGCAATACGGAAGAGAACAATGTCCGGATTCTGCAAAATCAAAGAACCCTCTCTTGGTTGCACTCTTCCAACGCTTGCACGACATACACCGTGCATCCGGCTGTATGATGTTGTTGCTTATTCCAACTCTTGACATTCGGCGCCCTCGCTTTCTTTCAGTTCATCAAATAGCCAAAAGTGTTCTTTGTCTTCAATGCAGTTATAGTCAAACCACTGCTCGCAACTTATACTGTTCTGATGGAATCCAACCGCAATACAATTCGGTTCTTCATACAAACTTTCAAGCACATCTGCCTGCTCATTAAGATTTGTATTTCCCTCAAACTTGCGGAAAGCATCAATAACTTTGGGAATATCTTCTTTCTTAACAAGGTATTTATCGAATGTGGTAAACAGGACGATTTTTTCATCATACGTGACAGATTTATCATCCACAAGATTCCAAATTGCTTCCATCTGCCCCATGTCAAATAATGATGCCCCATGACCACAATACTTTTCCCCTAAAATGTTCCACACTCGCATTGAACCAAGCCATGCGTTACTTACCTCTCCATAACTTTCAGAATCTCCATTTTCATCAAACTTAAAAATTTCAATGTAACTCATCCTACACACCCTCCACTTTCAACTGCTTATCCTCGGAAACCGTCAGAAGAATTAGCTGGGTATCAACGACCGGCACATATTCGTCATTGATGCTCTCAGCACCATCAAGGAAAATCGGAACATACATATTAAAGAACTTCTGAAAACTGTTGCAAATATCAATCTTCGCTTCAATTTCCCTGCCGGTGTTTGTCGTATCTCCGAATACCTTATAAATGCCGGTTTCTTCATCAAGTACCGTAGGAATACAAACTTCCTTATATTCTCCGTTCTTCTGGAAATCGAACAACTTCCAACGTACAATACCGAAATGCTGATTGATTTCCTCAACAAGTAACTTATTCTTTCGTTTTGAAACTTCTTTGAGCTGATAAAGAATCTTCTCGGCATCTGCCTTTGCTTGCCCATACTCGCTCTGTTTATGTTGCATATCTGCAATCTGTTCATCAATGCGAACATTGTTTTCAGCCTGTGCAATAATCTTATTTACTTCATCAAGCTGGCTCTTTAATTTTGTAATATCAGCTTTTGCGTAATCAGCCGCCTTATCTGTGCCCTTGGATTCTAACTCTGCAATATCAGCAAGCAATTTATCCTGTTTAGCCTTTAACTTGGCATATTCAGCGTTCTGCATACAATAAGCGAAAGACGGAATCTCAGAAATCTGTTCATCGAATTTCTTGATAATGTCAATTTCTTCCGCTTCGTGCAGTTTCAAGGTGTTAATCTTGTTTTCCAGCTCTTTGTTATTCTCGGTCAGATTCTTAATCATTTCAGCACACGCATTTCCATCGTCAACGATCATGGCAAGCGTTTTCGCGTGTTCTTCATTAAATGATTCGATTGCATCTGCCTTTCTCTGCGAAAAATCGGCTCTTAAAGACTCTATTTTATCTTCCTGCAATCTTTGCCCGCATAATGAACAAACAGTGCTATTTTCGTCAAATACCCACTTGGATTCATCAAACTTCTTTTCCCTTTCCTCTTTGTACCTTTTCACAAGGTCAGCTTTCTTAAGAGTCTGTTCAGAGATTGATTTCTTACTGCTTTCAATAGAATCCTGTGCTTTTCTGATTGATGAACGAACATCCTCTAACTTCCGTTCGTGGTCGTATTTGTGATTTTCAATCTCACGCTTCTTGCTTGAAAGCTCGTTATTCATTCTCTGCGCGATAGCTGACATTTCAAACTGACAACGCATTTCTTCGCTGCGCATTTCATCAATCCGCACATCAGATTTCTCCATTAAATCTTCAAGTGCTTCAATCTTTCTCTCTAAATCGGCTTTCAATAACTCCTGTTCTGCCACATCTACATCAACCTTTGCTTTCTCCAGACCGATAATCTGATTTGGAATCGCATCTAACTGTTCAACTGCTTTCTTCTTGGAAGCATTGTTCATGGCTTCAATTTCCTCGAATTTATAAGATTCAAGTAGTTTTGCAACATCTGCAGTTTCTTTATTCATTTGTGCAATCTCTAAATCTGTTTTTGCACTTGCCATAGCGAATAAGGATTTTCTCATTTCATCCTGTTTTTTCTTCAACGACAAATCCTTAGTGAACACATTCGGGTGCGAACAAATGAGGAATTTATCAAACTCAAACCCTAATTCTTCCAGATATGCCTTAAAATCACGTTCTGTCTTAGGCACAGAATTGATCTCATATGTATTTGTGATAGTAACTTTCGAAACTCCATTTTTATCCGGCCTTCCAACTTTTCGCTTCTGCATCTTGGAAAGAGTAATCTCTTTTCCGTCCACATCAACATCTGCAGTAACGGTTGGAATGCAATCTTCTATATTGTCCGGTCTGATATTTGGATTGCTGACAAGTTCATAGTTCTTATCAGACGTCAGCCAGTACCATGCCGCCCCGATTGTGGTCTTTCCTCTCCGGTTCATGCCGGAAACCCTTGTTGTCTTGCCAAATTCGTATGTCTTATCCTTTACCCCCTTGAAATTTTCAAGTCGCAACGATTTTAAAATCATTCGCATTATTCTACACCCCCACGATTCCTTTTATTGAAAACTCATATGTAACTTTTTCCACAACGCGACCATCTTTACACGTTTTCTTATATCTCCGGCTCTGCAATCTTCCGTATGTGCTTACCGCATCACCTAAAGCAAGCGAGTTTGTATATTCTGCACACTTTCCCCATGCGATACAAGTGATTAAATCCTCTTTTCCGTTTTCTCTTATGTTTTTGAGTTTCACATCACAGATTTTACGACCAAGTGGTGTTTCTCTAAGCTGCTTTTCCTCGATAATTCCGTCAAGGCTTACTTCATTCAAAGGGCTATTCAAAGGGCTATCATCCCCTGGTTTTGTGATTGTATCAGCCATAACATATGTAAGAATGGCTTTTCCGGATCCGGTTTTTACGTGCCGGGTAATTATCTTCCCACTGACGTATACCCTTCCGCTAATTCCTGTATCGCTGATCTCTTCATCAAACAGTACCGGAAGTATATCTGCAACACCGCTTCTTCTTTCAACTCCGATGAAAAATTTATAAAATTTCTTACCGTTCGATTTATGGCTTTCCCTTGGTGCTGATACAACATCACCGATCAATGTTATTCTGTTCTCCATTGCTTCTCCCTTCCATTTCTCTGTCAAGAACCTTTTCAAAATTTTCTTTATCATTCTGTTTCTTTCGTTTCCCTGCCAAAAGTTCAGCAAGCATACGCTTTTCTTCCGTGGAACATCTCGTGCCACTTATATACACAACGTCTACCATGCATCCTCTCTCATTCTGCGCTTTCTCTTAATTCGCTTGTCGAGTTCGGCTCTCTTTCGGTCTACCTCGTACCAGTAATACATGATTGCCGCAATTACCGCTCCGGCTACAAATTTAATAGCCTCCATATTCCCGGCCGCTCCCTCACTATCCATATAGCAGGCGGCAACCAAGGAATACTCCATTGCAACCGCGCCTATGATGAATTGAATTACTTTTTTCATTCATGCTCCTTTCAGAAACTTGTTTACAAAGTAAACTTGTCCTTTTCCGGTAACTTTCGTTGTCTTTGTGATTCTTACGGAACCGTCTGGATTCTGAATGTTGCTTTCTTTAACCTCGAACAATCCCTGTTCCACATATCTCTGTTTTGGCATATTCCTAGAAGTACCGCTTTTAATAAGGAAGTTATTCTCTCGCAACCATTCAAACAACCGCTTCTGTCCTATCTGCACACCATTCTGACAAATCAGCTTTGCTAAATCTCCGATGAGGATTGATGTATGGCTTGCCGATACCGCATCTGCGAAAATCTCTTTAGGTATCATTCCTTGGATTCGTGAGTCCTGCATGGCAATGATGTTGTTCTTTTCGTCAATCTTTCGTTGTGCCACCATAAGTGCCTTGGACAGCAACTCTTCATCAGATAAGGTTTCCTGTCCTGCTATGTAACCGCCATTCTTACGGATTGACGGAAGGACTTCATGCGTAATCCATCTTTTGAAATCCTTGGCTTCTCTTTTTCTGCTTGCAAGCACCAATGAGTAAAGACCGTATTCGTTTACACAGTTTGTCTCTCCACCAGATAACCCTAAATTAAATTTAGCCTTTTCATCATCGTCAATTCTTTGCATAGCCATTGTTGGGTTTGACAAATCTAACGACCTGCATATGTCACTTGCGACAAACCAAGGCTCATTATCTTTAGTAATTGTCCGAATCTCTCCAAACTCTTCCGAATTAAAAATCTGTAATTCGTTCATAACTCTCCTTTCTGTGGTATAATTCCCTTATCATCAAATAAGGGAGGCGATACAATTTGAAATACTTTTTGTTTTGCGATTTTTCTACAATATCCTGCGACCGAGAAAAGATGGCAGAGATATTAACTGAAAACGATATAACGTTCGCAAATATCAATAATTTTTGTTGGGAACTAAAAGTTCCGGATAAGTTTGGAATTCCAATCTGCGACACGACCGCAGAATCTATTCACTGCCTGTTTTATCAGTACACTCGCAAGAACTCTCTTCTTCTTGTGGTAAAAGCAAATGAATATTTTCCAAACGGAGATTAGGATATAATCTCTTTGTTTCTTCATATACGGTTTTGGTTTTCAGCCATTTCCGCATATGAAGAACCTGTTCCATGACATCCATATCGTGAATATCCACTTTGTTTAAAATCTTCTGCAATTCCTTTTCCATTCCATTAAAATAAGAAACCGGAACAACAATTATGTCATTTGCTGACTTAATCTCTTTCACTCTCTAGCCCCTTTCTAATTAAGAAGAGAATCAACAGTTACATTTAAAACCTTTGCAACGGCGTTAAGGTTTTCTGCACTAGGGCAAGATTCGTTCCATTTGCGGATTGTAGCATTGCTAAGTCCCGCTTCTTTCTCGACTCTCATAATGTTTGTACCCTTTTCATTGCAAAGTTGCTTGATTTTGTCGTAAAGCAAATCGCATACCTCCTTTTCTATAGACTTAGAAAATATTCTATTGACATAATGTAGATAATATTCTAAAATAAGTTTGCCAAATGAATTTAAGAACAGTCTCTATTTATATTTCGTAGAACATCTTCTAGTTGATAAAGCCATTATATAGAAGATGTTCTAGTTTGTCAACCCATTTTATAGAAATTGTTCTAGTTAAATGGAGGGAAATTATGACACCACTAGAAAGAATTAGGTTATTGTGCAAAAAATCAGGAATTAGCATGACTGCCTTAGAAGAAAAGCTGGAATTTAGTAACGGCTCTATCTCAAAACCGAAGGATATTCCATCATCGAGAATAATAAAAATTGCTGAATATTTTGGAGTGAGTACAGATTGGATATTGACAGGCGAAGAAAACTCCGCATTTTCAGATGAATCAACTCATCTTGCATCGAAAATTGTTTTAGACGCGGAATTAAGCAGTAAGATTGAAAAACTTCTATCTCTTTCGGACAAGAAGAAAAAGCACGCTTTTGAATTGATTGATTTATTGAGTGAGGAATAGTTATGTATAGAAATGTTCGTGGTTTTTGTGATAAAGAAAATAAGAATTTAGATATTAGAATTGAATTTATCCCATGCGGCACACAAGAAGGCAATGAATATGCTCTTGGTAAAATAGATTGCGCCTATAGCGACGCAACCTATCACTGCAATAGAACAGAATGTCCTATATGGCGTGGTCTTGATTCTTAAATTTAATCTCAATCTCGCTATCTCCGTCATTTCCTTCTAATCTTGTAACAAACGGAGAGTCTATTGACATATTGATGCAATTAAAATCAAGGTGAACAACAGGCATGGATTGCGCTTTCTTTTCAAATCGTATACTGCGCACTCCATGCACGACATGACCGTCAATCAAAACTTCGCAATAAATGCTTTTTTCATCAACTGAACGAATTTCAAGCTTTGAATTTTTCATTTCTCAATCTCCTTTACAATGTCAGAAATAAAAATATAAATACAACGTAAAATCCTTGAATCATCGATTTTATCAAGTAATTCAATTATCATCTTTTTAAAGTCCATAACAAAACCCCCAATCCTTATACCCCATTATAGAACGTGTGTTCGGCATAGTCAATCTCCAATTATGGGCGGAGCCATGCCAAACCCCACCCATGCCAGAACTTGAAGTGTCCTTTCGGACAAGTCCATAGTATCACTGTAATATGCATGATTTCAACATTTTTCGGTCGCAAGTTTCGACAGAAAATGTCATTGCAGAGAAGCGGAGAGCTGTTTCTCAATCTCTTCTTGCACTTTTGCGCGCCAACGCATCGGCACTTCATCAATTGTCATTTTCTTGTCTACCAAGATTCTACGCACATAAAACTTAACCATATCCTACACCTCACTTTCTGCGGTAATGCTTGCCAATTCTTCGATTGCTTCTGCGTTTGCTTCGTGTCCTGCTTTAAGCTCATCAATTGCCTTTTCCATTTCCGTCTTGGTTCTCAGATTAACGGTTACTGTATATGTACCATCTTCTGTGCCACTATCGTCCGTATTAGGAATATAAGAAAATCCCTCGCTATTCAAATCTTCATACTCACCGGAAGTCTGATCATTGTGTGTAAATGTGACCTTTGAGATGTTCTCTTCCGAGAAGGCATCTGTGATTGTCTTGATTCCGTCAAAATCTTTCGACTGAATCTGAATATTGCCGAGACTCGCTCCTTCGGCGATCTCGAACTCTGTTTTGTTTTTCAAAATTATTTTGTCCATATTTTTATTCCTTTCTATGTGTAAATTTATGGGTTACTAAACTTATTTAAACGGCAGTTTAAAAATAAACATTCCCCTAGTTGTAAAATTTATAGATGATACCAAAATAACCAGCCAAAACCCTAAATATTTTGCAGATTTGCAGTCAGGTGTATTCGTATATTTTCTTGTGTGTCCTACAGGCGAAAGTGTATTTGGATTTAGTTTTGGTGAAAACAATGGTTCTTATTTCGGGTGCCAAATCCTTACTTCCGGTTTTGATATGGACATTAAAATACGCAACTGTGCATGGGCAACTGAATGGTCTGAGTGGAGAACACTTTAATTTGTATTTTTGTTTATTTTTTAAACCAAGGACACCATTCATTTGTTTCTTTTTTGGTTCTTACATATATATTATTTTTGCTATCGAGCACACTTATAACGATTTGAACACTATATATAAAATTAGAACCAAATGCAATGAGAATTGACCAACTTACACCTGGCGAATTTTCTAATTTATCAGTGTTCCCAATCATATATACTCCAGATGTGTAATAATTTAAATTGCTACCATCTGGGATAAAATCGAAAGTTCCTAAACTGCCGTTTAAATCAGCTACCTGTTTCGCAAGTGTACCGTTTATATTCGGGTTCGCCTGCCTTGCATCTAACGCATATCCGGCAACCGTGGTTGTCTGATTATTCACTACACTTGTTTTCGTGTCCGGTGGTGTTTGCCATGTGCCATCTTCTCTTAGATATTTACTCGTTCCTGCTGTAGTCGATGGTGCAGGAACTAGACCGGCTTTCGCACCAGCACCTGATTTTACAAAATTGGAATATGTTGTATTGTTATCAGCGTTCCAGTCCATGCACAACCAAAATGTACCATCATAAGTAAATATATGGGTCGCATTATTATAGAAGAAATTTCCGCTTGCATAAGAAATAGCCGCCTTATTCCCGTTCCGAACATATCCTATGGTTTTCGCCCCGGTGCCATTTACATTAAGTGTAAGGTTCCCGGTTGTTGGATTTGCTGTGCCCGCCGTATCCGTAAATTTAACTGCAATGCTCGTACCGACTTGTAATACAAAGTTTGCCAATGTTGCAACTTTAGCCGCCGCAGCTCGACCTGTCGCGCAAGTAGCCAGCGGTTTTTTCAAAACCTCAATTGCTTTTTTGTCGGTTGCGGACATTAGACCGTTAGATGTGGTTGTCGCTGGCGCGCTTGCTCCTGCAGATGGTCCGCTCATCCAATAGTCTTTCGTATCTGCTCCCGGTGTTTTCCCTGCCGGAACATTCTTTTTCGCAATGTAAAGCGTGTTGTTATGCATTACTGCATCTAACCGCTTGTAAGGCAAGGATGCGTCATAGACATCCTTTGGCACAATTGCCACTCTTCCTGCTATAGCCATTCTAAGCCACCTCCCAATTTAAATTTCCGTCATTGTCAACGACAAAGTTATATGCCGAATTGTCCGTATAAACCAACTCCCCATCCTCATTCACATCAAACTCTGCCATTTTGAGTTTTTTGTTAATCTCGCTTTCGATTCCCTGCGCCCGATCTGCGCTGTCCTTGGCGTCTGTAGCAGATTTTGCCGCGTTGGTTTCGGATTCTCCTGCACTTTTGGCAGATGCTACAGCCTTTGCAGATTCAACCTTAATGTCTGCAAGATAATCCGGGCGCAGATGCTTTTCTTGGATACTTCCCTCTTTCACGATTGCGGACACCTTACCGTCACTGCCGATTGCAAATGCGATTGTATCAGAATCGAGAAATTCATACTCTGTAATCAGAGATGATAAGTCCACATTCTGCGTTGTGCCATCATCCAACGTGATAATCAGCTGCTGTTTCTGCGAATCATAAGCAAAGTTTACCGCCAGTTTTTCCAGCTTGGTATCAATCATAGCCTTGGAACCATTCATCTTTACCACAGTCAGCGTACCGTTGGATTCATCCCAAAGGATTTCCTTTACAAGTTCGTTAGCCTTGGTCAAGTCAACTTTCGTGGTGTCGAGTGCGCACACACGATCGTCGATTGCATCAATGCCGCCCTCTATGTTGTTCAGCCTATTTCGATTAATTGCGGTCTTTTCGCTTGGAAGGTTCTCCCAATATTCGCGGCTATAGATTTTCTGATATGCCATCTAATCACTTCCTTTCTAACGCGGATAGTCTGCGTTCAAAATCGTTACATCTGTTCTGCAGTTTCTGTATCATGACAGTATTTAAAGCGATAAACTCTTGGTAGCACAATGTATACATATCATTTTCGCCACCATTCTGCTCTAAGAATTTTTCCCACTCCTCATTAGATTCAAAATCTTTTTCGGAGAATACCGCATGTTCCAGTCCGTAAAACTCATTTTCAGATATTCCACAATCCGTCATTGCCTGTTCAACATCCTGTGCAACAAATCCTATGTGCATTTTCTCATCATTTTCTATGAGCCGATATTCCATCGGTTGCAGCAACTCAAAAAATCTCTCAAACCGATCATCCTCTAACAGTTTTCGAAAATCCTTTTTCTTTCTGCCATCAGACGTTGTTTTCCAACCACCGGAAGAATACCCTCCGGCAAATGGATTGGGGTTAGTTCCACAGTACACAGAACTAGAACTTGGGATTAAATTTCCGTTGTCTGAAATTCGTACATAATCGGATAGTCCAATACCTTGCAAATAATGCGCGGTTGATGCCATTATACACTGCCTTGCACTTTCTGCAGTTGTTGCAGAGTCTGCGGTTGTCGCATGATCAGCCGTACTTGCATGATCCCCTATGGCTTCCCCATTTTGATCTGTTACAGAGTTTAGGTCAATGCGTATGTTTTGCAGCATTGGCCTTCCTCTTGCATCGAGTCCAATAATTACAATGTCATCGCCAAGAGACGTTGCAATAAAATTCAGAGAATCAATAATTGACACTCGTCCATTCCCGTCAAGCTGGAAGTTATTACTTTCAATTATGAGCCTGTTTCCACGAAGCATAATCTGGTCAGCGCTTGCATTGATCATCGAAATAACTTGATCGTTCTCATCTCTGCCTAACTTTAATTCCAAGGACGCGTCCAATGCACCCTCTGCCTTTTGCGCGCGATTGACTTCTGCGGAAATGCTTTCTGCGGTCTGCTCAAACTTAGAGCTTGTCTGTTTCTCTAAATCCTCGTATGTGGATTGAAGATGGTCTGCATTTCGTTCTAACTTTCCGGTACGTCTTTCCACGCTTTCAATCGTATCTCTGATAGAATTAACCTTTGCAGAGTGCGTCTGCGTACCCTGTGCCGAGATTGAATCTCTCTTGCTTTGTACTCCGGTTAGGGTGCGTTGCAATAGATACGTTTCAACAATTTCTCTTGTGGTATTGAACCGGATTGGTTCCCCAAGTGTCAAGCATGGATTTCCGACACAAGTGCAACTTTTAATCGGTGTGTATACCGCCTGTTTCATAATCGGCAACAGGTTATTTGCAATCTGTTCAAGTTCCGCTCCGGTCTTGTCTGATACAAGAAAATTTCCTGTAATCGAATAGTTGTTTCCGGCAGTTCCAACAATAGCACCAGCGTTATCTTCGCTTGTCTTGATTTCTAGCTGTGTGATTTCCTTGCTTTGGAAGTCCTCGTAATCAAACGTGATATAGTGTCCGGTCATGGACTCTGTATTTGCATCGGACGGGAATAAATTGTCAGACGGAAACAAATCCTCTGCCGGATAAAGTGCGCTTGTGATTGCTTTCAGAAAGATATACTCAAACTTGCCCTCTCGGTTGATATTTCCAAAGCATCCGTTAATCTCACAGATTGCCGTTAAAACGGTTTTTCCACTGATAGCAGACTCTTCTGTGACTGCGCTTGAATCGTCCGTCTGTGCGGCTACAATCGTCTTATTGACCGTCATGGAATCATTGACAAGGCTCGTTTCAACTTGCGCGATTCCAAGATACGCAAAAAAGCTATTACGGAACTGCTTAAGCGTCATTGGAAAGCTAAGTCCTGCATACCAAGATTTTACATCCGTATTGATAATGTCATACATAGCGTCATATGCCGTAATCTGCCGTTTTGTTCGGTCAGCCGTAGGAACATCGGATGCAACCTTAAAAACTCCGTATGGCATCGGGTTTTCGCTATCTCCGTCAATCGTTTCTTCGATAGAGATTGTCTTTCCAATAATGTTTCCTGCAGTGTTCCGTGCTGTGAATTTTACGCAATTCGCTTCGCACGCTCCAAACTTTAATTCAGATTCCGAACAAAGACTTTCTTCAAGCGAAAACGTACCGATTTCAAGCATCGAATTGTCTATTTTCTGGTTCGTTCCAACAACAGATATGACCATTTGCTTATCTGTCGAGGAATCCCAATACTTTTCTTTCAAACTGCTATTTATCATATACACCACCTACAAACGAAAATTTGATTGGGTCATATTTTATCTTCCCATGTGCCACAGAATAGAACGTAGGCTGAATGTCAGCGATATATCCGTACTGCGTCACATATCCGCGTTTTTCCGGCACGTATGCTGTGATATAGCCACCGCGCTCTTTTGCCTTGGTATAGTTCTTTTCAATATTCTTCCAAAAATCATCAAACTGCTTTTCAGTCAGCATGGCTTTGGTTTCAAACTCAACCTTTAAGGCTTTCAGTTCCACGGCATCACGATGCTCATATCCGTTTTCATCCGTCCAAGGGTCTTTGTCCTGCATGTTTACATAGGAGCTAAACGTGTCCTGCTTTATTAAACTGTTCGGTATGGTATAATTTCCAAACTTTACTAAATATCCGCCATATCCCATCGTTTACCTCCTAAAAATTGGTATAAAAATAGCACCTACCATTTTGGTAGATGCTATCCATTTGATTAAATTTTAAGCTACCACTGATTCCCATTCAGATTTCAGCTTTTCTACATCGTTTTCAAAAAGTTTGCAAGCGATTTCGTACAACTGCGGAATCATTCCCATTTCCCTGTCGATATAATCCATCTTGTTTCTTACTTTGGGTTTGAGTGCACACCCTTCCATCCTTGATTTAAGGTTGCAGTGATATTTCCTTTCAAATTCTCCATAAAGCAACGAATAGCGTTCTTGATACTTTCCATCGGCACCAAAACGGACAATCTGTGTTATCCGCTGTCTCTTGGTTGCCAAGTCAATATCATCAACGAGTCCGATAATAACATCTTCCTTATGGATGATTTCTTTCTGCTGCCTTTTAATGGTTTCGTTCTGCTCTCTAACAGTTTTTAATGTCTGTGAAAATATCAGTTTAGTGTTTTCATCTGCATATGGCAGGTAAGTGGAAATAAATAATTCATCATTATTGACATACCCACCTGTTTTACGGATTGTAGGGAGAACCTCGGATGTTACCCACTTGCGAAACTTCTTTGCGTTCGGTTTATCACTCCGAAGAATAACCGCATATAAGCCGCTCTCTGTAATGAAATTTGATTCTCCTGCACGACCGCCTAGATTTAATCTAGTCAGTTCATCTTCATCAAGCCTTTTTGCTACGTCTGTAGCATTTTTAATTTCCAATGCCCTGCAAACATCAACAAGGCAAAACATCGGTTCATCATCGACCATGACCATTCTGATCTGTCCGAATATTGGATTCTCAAATACCTCAATGCCATTTTGAATCTTAAGCATAAGTTGTGATTTTTTCATTCGTGCCTACCTCCATACATTTTTATCTGAATAAAAAAGAGGAAACCGCTTGTGAAATCACATTGGTTTCCTCTTTCGTACAGTATGGCGTTCGAGTAAGTAATCCGCTTCTTCACGGATAAGGTTGTTTCCTTAGTAATAAGGATAGACTATTTTTGATTTTGTGTCAATCCGCTTTTGAATTAAAATAAGCCGTGTTTCCACGGCTTATACTTTTATTCTTCTGCCACTATTGAAAATTTTACTTTTGAATTTCCATAATAGCTTGTACTGTATTCTGTGTCAAAAACATTCGTGTCCATAGGCACTTCAAAATATATTGAACCTTTAGTTTTTTTACCCGGACTAAGTGTTGTGTCAAATGTGCTGTCTATGTAATCAACAGCATAATCGTCTGCGTATGCAGAAAAATCATATCCAGAAATGTCTTGATCTTCATCTGATATATTTTCAAACTCGAAATCTAGTTTCATAAACGCATTTCCATCATCAGGACTTTGATACGCAACATCGTCCAATGTTAATTTTGCAGATGAAAATGTTATTATCAAGTCATTAGTCTCAACCGAATCGCCTAATGTGAAGTAGTCATCGTATGAATCGGTCGATTCTTCCGTTTCATCGTCCAATACTTCCGCATCTCGACTGTTTTCAACTTTTTTAGGTTGGTCTGAATCACTTTCGTCAAATACAAGTGCCGCAAAAATAAAAATAATTATCGCAACTATTGAACAAATCAGACCTGCAATTGCAGTTCCATGCCCTTTCCCTTTTTGCGTAAGTGCAATTATTGCGCATACAAGACCAATTATTGCCGGAACTGCGCCTATCGCAACACACGCTAACAAAATGCCTGCTATTCCGCACACTAAAGATGCAATTCCCCATCCACTTTGTTTCATGATCAAATTCCTCCCAAAAACCCTTTAACTCATTTTAGTAACCCAAAAGAATCTGTCACGTAGTAGTCGGAATCTTCCGAGTCCTCATTCCAGACAACTAGGGATAGTTGTATGTTGTCAATATTCTTTATTGGCAAACTCACAATGTTATCATCCATTGTCCACCACGTTACATAGGCTTTTTTATGTGGAGATAGATCTTGATATAACGCTCCTTCTGCCATAACATCATTTACTGATGATGTGTCAGAATTAACCGTAATATTATTGTCTGTAATATTTTCTATTGTCAAGCAAGCTATAAGTTCGTCCGGATATGTTCCCTTCTTTAGCCCTGTAAAGTAAACCCTAATGCTCGAATCTTCGTATGCAAGTCTGTTGATTTTCTCTTTCACGGTTACTTTGCAAGACAGCACTTTCTTTCCGACTTTAGCATTGATCGTTGCCGTTCCGGATGATACCGCCGTAACAATTCCGCTTTTACCTACCTTTGCAATGCTTGGTTCGGTTGAACTCCATTTAACTCTTGCTTTTGTTCCGGTAACTTTCAATTTCTGTGTTTTCCCAACATCAAACGAAATGGCTTTCTTGTTTAATTTGATAGTTGCCGCCTGCACAGTTTCCTGTACCCCAACAATGTTCTGCGTTGCTACGCTTGTTGTCAGCATTGAAAGCGATAATGCTGCTACTGTAAAAAATTTTTTAAACCTTTTCATATGTAACCCCTTTCCGGTGAACAATGCACCCTTGTCTATGATTTTTATGTATTGTACCACAGACAAGAGCAAAAGTCACTAGATTACACCGGGAATGGTGACATTCCGGTACGATTAAAATACTCTTGTGCACTTTGTCGTGTGCTGTCAAAGATAACTTTTCCGTCAAGTGAAATCTGAATCGGTCGATTATTTCCTCCACCCATTTTCACAAGCGGCTGAATAACTTCCTTTACAGCCTGTGCAACTCCGTAAGAAACAGACGATACAATCTGGTCGTTATTCATTACTGCCGTATGACCGCCAAGCGTACCGACAAGTTCCGGGCCAGCTTCTCTTGCAACGAACATCTGTCCCATGTTTGGCAATCCACCGACTGCGTATTTCTTAATCGGCTTCCAACTTCCACCGGAAAATACACCGCCATCAGCTTTCTTTGTACTCTTTCCTGTAAGTCTAGCCGTGAAGTCTAATACTGCATTTTTAATTCTATTCACAAAAGAGGTTATGAGCGCAGTGAATCCACCAAGTCTTTTGTTTGCAGGCTTTATATTATCAGTTACCCTCGTCAAAGTACCTGTAAAGTGATTTAATGTCTTATCACTTCTTTTAATCTTGTCCTTATTCGCAATAAGTTCCGCAGTGTAATTGCTTATCCTTTTGTATTTATCTGGTATTTTATCTTTGTTTCCTGTTAAACTAGCCGTGTAATTTGCCAGTGTTTTATCACTTGACTTTATCTTGTCCTTATTTTTGGATATATTTGCAAGATAATTGTTTAAAGATTTATTCTTGGTTGGAATAACATCTTTGTTTTTCGATAAATTTGCTGTAAAATTCTTTAACGATTTATCGCTTAGTTTTATTCCGTCCTTCCCCTTTTCTAATCCTGCCGTAAATCCTTTTAGTTTTTTGTTTTTAATTTTGTCATCAGCAGATATTATTTCTGCTTTTAGCTTTATTTTCTGCGGCTTTGATTTTGCATACTCGCTTACAACAGAAGAAATTCCGGAAATTGGACGGTTGGATACAACTTTTTTCTTATTTTCCGCTCTTACCCTTGCATTTCTTTTTTGCGTATTCGCAAACCTGCGCGCTTCATCCGGCATCCCTGCTGTTGATTTCTTTTCTGCCTCTTTTTTTTCTTTTTGTTTTCTATACCAATCCGTATTCTCGGCCAATCTTTTTTTGGACTCGTCATCTGAAGGATAAGCATTTTTTTTGACCTTGTTTTTTTCTTGGCTTTTTGGGACTTTAAGCGTTTTCTTTTTTCCATCCCATCCGGTTACTGTAACCTTTTTCCCAAGCATCAAGTCAACTTTTTTCTTAAAGTCCTTGATTGCTTTTTTCATTTTATCGCTTTTTTCAACAAAAAACTTTCCAAGCGAAATTCCAACCGAAACCGTTACTCCCGCAAGCGCAAAATATGGATTTCCACCCGACATATAAAATGCCGCTCCACCAGCCGCCAATGCTTCTACAACAGAGGATGTAAAATCTGTCTTTTTTTCAGACAATTGAAAACCTATAGTTGCAATAAACGCCGCCAATCCAAGACCGTTGAGTTTGAAAGTCTTTCCACCTTTTCCGCCTTTTCCTCCGCTCGTAAACCCAAGTATGGAACAAAGCGCAGATGAAACTATAGGCGCAAGTTTTCCACCAGAAAACATGAGAATTGTAGCCAAACTCTTTGGTGTTAAATTTGTTAGGAATGTTTTTAATCCATTAAAAATATCTTTCCAACTCAAATCATCAAAGAAGCCGTGAACAAACTTCCAGAATCCATCAACCCATCCGTTAATAGCTTCTGCGCACTTTTTCCATTTGAATTTTTTGAAAAAGCGATTGAATCCATGCGCTATGTTATTGCCAAATGTTTCAAACTTAAATTTATCCGTAAATCCCTTTGATGCAAATATTGCAGTATTCAACGCTCCTGCAATCACATCTGCGGTTGCGGTAAATACGCTATTTCCCTTTTTATCTTCTGAAAACAAACCATTAAGAAACTCTGCGAGTCCTGTTCCAAAGCCGGAAGCTTTAGCATATATTTTATCCCATTCAATGCCACCAACGGCTATTACAAGGGCATCTCTGATAGATTCTCCGAGTCCTTCAAGGTCTTTGATGTCGCTTTTGAATTTCTTAAAAATCGTGTCGGTCTGAACCAAACCGCCATCAGCACCGGCGCCGCCACCAGAACCACCAGAACCAGAACCGCCACCACTTCCACCACTTCCAGAACCAGAAGTGTTATCTTTACTCTGCTTTGAAATAACCTTTAATTCATCAAAAGCACGAGTTGCCTGTTGGATTTCCTTTTTTGCTTTCTTGGCATTTTTTGCGATACCACCCGTGTTTTTCCCTGCGCTTCCTGCGGCATTACTTAAATCGTCCATGCCGTCAGATGCGCTTCCAATATCATCAGCAAGACCGCTGATTCCCGCCCCTTTGCTTGCTTCATACCTCCATCCAAAGATTGAACCTAAAGCATTTGTTACCATTTCCGCAAAAGAAATAACCTTCTGTAGAACTGCATTAAGTACCTTGATAAATGGCTTGAATGCATTGATTAAACCACCACCAACAACCGCTCCAAGTGCTTTGAAGTTCTCTTTAAGCATGGTTATCTGGTTATGCCATGTATCGGCTGTACGTGCGAAATCTCCGGTGATATTGGTTGTATGTGCAAGCACATACTGATAACGCAACATGGCTTTTTGAGCCTGCGTCATTGAGGAAATGTTTGCATCAAGCCCTTGCTTTAATGCCCATTCCTTTAATGTTGCCTGTGTCAAGTCGATACCATAACGCCGCATAGGTGCCGTAGTACCGGAAAATACAGATTGCAGACTCTTGGCAATATCTTCTTGGCTCACATCATAGAATGAAGCCATATCTCCGGCTAATTCTGTCAACCGGATAGACATTTTTGCCATCTGCCCTTGCGGAATATCAAGGGCGGTTCCCATTGCTTGGAAACGGCTTGCAAACTGTTTCGCAGACAATTCGGACATACCAAATTTTTCAATTGATGTTTTTGCGAAATTGTTAATTAGGCTTTCATACTGCCCGAATGTCTGCCTTACAACGTTCTCAACCTCTGTCAGTGAGGATGATATGTCAATGGCATCTCCAAGTAGCCTAAATCCTCGGAATAAAGCCCAATACGTTGCATACACTTTTCCGATTGCAGATGCAAGGGAAAACGACTTCTTTGTTACCACGGATGCACTTGAACTAAATCCGCTAAATGAGCTTGTGATGCTTTTTGCCGCTGTTCCTGCCGCTCCACCGGTACGTGATAATTTTGCCAATGCATTTGTCATGTCAATAATATTCCGGCTTACACTAGGGGCTTTCGACAGTTCAGACATAAGCTGTCGCATTGCTGTGGCAAGTTTCGGAATATTTTCAATCGCCTTGGTGGAACTCTGGTAGCCAAGCTGTTTGATCGCAGACGCAAGGTCGGTCAGACCCTTAACAGATGCCGACATTCCAGAAAGTCCTTTTACCGCATTGGAAATCTGACGCATAGAACCAGCCGCAGCATTAATCTGTTTGCTGTTGATGGAGCCTAATTTGCTTACATTTCTTGCAACCGCAGAAAAAGTCCGTGTGTCAATTCCACGCATTGCCGTCATTGCCCCTGCAAGTCGGTTTACCCCTGTGGAAAGACTATTCAGATTCCCGGTACTAAGTCCAGAAAGCGCGGAAGATAATCTCCCAAGCCTTGTCACAAGCGCATCTATCTGACCGCTTGCCTGTTGTGCCTGTGCTTGAATTTTTATTTCAAGAGACTCTAATTCCATTTATCCACCAACTTCCTATAACTTTTTTAGGTTAGCGGCTATCTTCCACATTGATAGCCGGTTAAAAAGACGGTAAGATTTGACCCCTACCGCCCTTGAATTACTTTTTCAGTTTTCCCTTTTTCAGAAGAGAAATCATCTTTGAATTTTCCCCTGATGTAAACTTAAAATTGGAAAATCCGTTCTTTTTTGCGATTTCCGCACGATGTTCTTTCGACACATCATCTTCCCCAACCGCTTTTAACGCTTCTACGATTGAGTTTGAGTTTCCCTTATACTTCGGATAATACTTGGCTTTGCATTTCTTTGCGCCTTTTACAACAATAACTGTGTGCCCTTTTATGCGTGTCACAAGAATATCTCCGTTGCGAAGAATAAAACCGGCATGATAAGAACCCATATCATCAAACAAACCGGATTTCAAAATTACCGGTCGTTCATTAGATGTATTAAAATCCCCCACATCCTTGCCGGATGCATAGATAATACAAGCACGTACAAGGGACGAACAATCGCATTCCGTCTTAACCTTTGCGCTAATGCCATGTTTAATGACTCCGTAGCGTTCCGATTGGTCATAGCCGATGTTTTTGTTGCCACACGCAATCTTCATAGCTTCAGCTAACTTCTCCGCAACCTTATTATCCTTTGCTCTTAACACATTCCATCCCTTAGAATGGTTGTAAAACTTCTGCGTAGACACTTCCTGTCCGGTCTGGTCTCCGGCTTTTCCACCAGAATAGCAGTTGCCGTGTTCATCATGCCGCGCACTTCCGATAATTACTGCCATGGCAATACCTCTTTTCTTAAACTATCTTTGGCTTTGGTAAATGTGATTTCCTTGATTCAGCCGCCCATGCTTCTTCCGCTTTAAGCATTTCTCGTATCTCAGCATCGGGATCGTCCGTATTATGCTTTTCGATGGAATCATAGCAAGTTTCTTTCACGTACTTACTATTACCCTTACCGAATGTAGCATCTATTGCGGTCACAAGTGCTGACGTTGCATATCTGCCAAACCACATATACATTTCCACATCGCGTTGCTTCCATTCTGCCTTGTATGCATCCACATAAGGCTTAAGCAACTCTGGATTCATCATATCTATATCATCAACGGAAAATCCGTAGCCTTTCGTTACCACAAGGTAAAACGGACGGATTTCCGCAACGTAATATTCCCATGTTAATTCTTGGTTTTCGCTTTGGATGGGGTCTTTTTCTTCTCTTTCTCCTGCTCCTGCGCTCTCTCCAACGACTCCATCATCTGCGCTAAAAAACCGTTTGTCATCATTTCCTCCTGCATATCAGCGAATAAATCCATGCAGTTAATCTCGTTTGTGTCAATCGCATCATAGAGAATGTCGGACACCTTCTCAAGCTGCTCATCGTAGCCTTCGTTTGTTTTGTAATCATATCCAAATTCTTCATTGTGATGCATCTGCAATCCCACAAGAAGTGTCTTAGGAAGCGTTTCAAGAAGAATATCTTCCATAGAGGAAATATCTTCCATGTCCTGTGTCTTCATAATATCCTGTAAGATATGTGATTTTAATGATGGTCTTGTTGCAAACTGAATTGTATATTCTTTTCCACCTAATTTAACTTTCATGTTTTACCTTGCCTTTCTGCCCTATATTGGCAAGGGGCAGTGTTGCCACCGCCCCATTGTTGCTTATCTTATTGCTTCAAGTTCTGCGATCGACCGTTCATCCTCGCCTACCGGTGCGGTCGATTGCTCGTCCGATAGGCTTTTTACCCCACCACTGTTACGGTAAATGTGCCATCGTTGTTATCAACGACAGTCAGCTTATCTGTAACAAGCTCTGATGCTGTACTTGGAATAACTGTTACCGTCATTTCAAGGATTTCATCGTTTCCACCTACATCGTTAGGTGTTGCTGTTGCAGTTCCTACATATGCGTACTTCGCTACGCCACCAATACCGTCAGTTCCGTACAGATGGATAATATCAAGTTTTTTATCTCCATATCCATCCACCTTTGAAAGATATTCTTTTTCAAGGTTTCCTGTGATTTCTCTTGAATCAGAAGTCTTAATTCCTTTTTCAAAGGTCTGCTGGTCATCTTCCATCGTGGTTGACTCAACTGTGTTTGGCGGTGATGCAGGGCTTGGAACTGACTTAGCCGCAACCAAAAGATTGTATGTTCCTGCAAAATCGGCCTGTTTTTCCGTGTGCTCTTTTACAATGACACGCGTTTTATAACTTGTTGATGCCATATTTTCTACTTCCTTTCTGCTTATAGCTGATCTAAATGCTCAATGTTTCCAATTACGCGAGTTGCGCGGAATGTAACCGTTCGCACTTGCTTGGAAATTGTTTGAATTACATTTGATACCTCAAACATTTGTTGTTTAAAAAAAGACACCGCATATGCTGCGATGTCCTTAGTTGCCTTTCTTGAACCTTTGTTTGTAATTGTGATTTGAAATGTTGGGCGAATTGCGTTGATTGTCTTTGCTTCATTAGTCCTTCCGGCTTCTGTGCCACCGATTTGTCTGACTAAAAGTGTCGGGAATGTTGCGGTGCCGCCCGATTCTTCATCTTGCGTCACCTTAATTCCTCTTACCTTGCTCTCCATGTACGATTTTAAAAGGGAACATAAGGTGTCTTCAAAATCAAGTGCCCAACTATTTAACTCATTTTCCACCGAATACCTCCCTTGCAATCTTTACATACTGTTGAATAATCTGTTGTTCCGCATTGTACATAGGCATTGTGGCTTTGATACCGTGGGTATAACGCCATGTTTCGGTCTTATCGTCCCAATAGTACCAACCATCTTCAAAAGCGTGTATTTGCCCCGGATATGTGCCTACACCGAATCCAAGTTCCGGTGCTTTCGGGTTCTCTTTGGAGTTATAAAAAATACCGGCTCCAAACTCTACCGCAAGCAAAGTATAGAACGGTTCTCTATCTTCTGACGTTACCGTTTTTCCGGTTGCAATCAGAATCGCATTCGAGGTCATTAACTGTGGTGCTTTATCTACCCTTACCGTTATCGTGTTTCCTAATGGTGATTCCGATATGTGTTGTATTGCCACCGTCTGACCTATCTGTGCAAGCCTAGAAACAAGTAAATCACATTTAGCTTGTAAACTATCGCGGTACTTTTCTAATTCCTTTATGGCGGCTTGTATGGATTTAGAGGATAATGTCATTGAAATAGTTTTCTTTGCCATGCGATCACCTACTTAATATTCTTCCGAAGCAAAAATAAATCTGTGGTCAGTCCTTCGTCTGCAACGCCTTTTACGATGTAGTCTGCGGTTTCTGAATCCACAAGCCCATCATCAGTGCGTTTTACTTCCGAACGCTTCCACACTACATCGCCGGCTTTCAGTGGCAAATATCCTTTATCCGTAACAAGCTGACAGTATGATGTACTATCATCAATTCCAAATTCTTTCACAAGGGCTTCTGACAGCTTATTGCTGATGTTGGCTTGGAATGTCGTAGGTTCTGAAAACCCTTCAACTTCCTCGCCTTTTGGAATCTTGTTTCCTTCGGAATCTAAATAAGGTACAAAGTTCCCATCGGAATCCTTGTACCCTTCATAGACAATATCTCCATTTTCGTCAGTTTGTGGGATGAATACCCTCTGACCGGATTGCGAATATTTCATTTCCTGCTTGTTAATGTCAAGCATTGGTGTTTTCCTCCGGGATTCCGGCAACACTTGTCAGAAGCGATAACACTCCGGCAAGGACTGATGCGGAAAGAACATATTTCCAATCTACCGCGCCCATAAATGCCGCCGTTCCAATTCCTGCAATAGCCGCCTGCGCAACAGTCTTGATTGCTCGGATTCCGGCTTTCTTAGTCCAATCCTTCCAATTCCTCATGGCTTTTATCTCCTTTCCTTATATGAATCTCTTCAATCTCATGTTTCATTTTCGTAACCATTCCGTTTCCACCTAACGCATGGTACGCATCATACATCTCACAGAAGTTCTGATAGGCATATGACGGTATTTCTCCGATTCTGGTGTACTTTGCATGGTATTCAATAAGCTGGACGCGCAAAAGGAGCATTGTTCCTTTACTGTTCGCATCCCTGCTTTTCTTTTGCTGTTTAAGAAGCCAAACTATATATCCAAGCACTATTGGCAGTGCCACAAGATAAGTTTGAATCAAAATACTTTTCATTTGAATCTCCTTTTGACGCACTGCCACCACCGCTTAATGTGCGCCGCCTGCAACCATAATGGTCACGCTCAATCTTCTTTAATGCCCTATAGGCGATATTTACATAGCTTTAACAAACGGAAATACACCAGCAAAAAGGCTTTCACGGTCTTTCCATGTCCTGCTCACGCCGTTTTCGGAGAAACTTGCCATGTATGCTTCTCCTGCCTGTGACCGGTCGTACACTGCCAAATTAACCATAATGTTTTCATAGTTCTTAACATCACTGTCAATCTGGTCTTTCGTGTATGTGTCCGGATAGTTCCGTCTGCTGATAATCTCTTTCCTTGCCTGCTCTAAAAGCTGTTCAATCAAAGGGTTACATTCTTTTTCATCAAACACAACTTTATCGAACTTTTCTCCGGTCGTTTCGTCCTCTACCTCTTCTATATGAAATTGTTTTAAACGAATTTTTACTTGTTCGACAAGCGTGTATGACATAAGCGATCTCCTACAATTTAAACTTTGCAATCAGAATTTCTTTCAGTTCTGCACCGCTTGTTGTTTGTGCGTTTTCAATCCCCTGCTCCGCGGCAAGTTTTTGCAAGTCTGCGGTACTCATTCTGTTGATTTCGGTCTTTGTATACCCAACGGAAGATACCGGAGAATTACTCTCCGGCATTTTTTCTCCTGCCTTGTACCATTTTCCACCACATTTAATTGTGTGTGTTGCTACCACGCTGGATCACCTCCTACATAACTTTCATTACAACAACGCTGTCCATTCCTTCAAATGTTGGAAGTCCGATCATGGATACTACGCAGTGAGTATTGATTGGATGGTTTGTAGCATATGTGTAAACAGAAATTCCGGTTTCCACGATAGAAAGGTTTCCGTCTGTAAGGCTTCCGCTTCTCTCTTCCGGTGTCTTTCCAAATACGTAATCTCCAAGGTATACTCCGGCACACTGACAAGATACAATTCCTGTTGGAATAAAGTATTTTGTCTGACCGTCAGCCGGATCAACGTATAACTTATCGTATACCTCAATCTCGATTCCGTAGCCGCGCAGATATTCAGTTACCTGTGACTGCTGTAAACGAATACCGCCTGTGTATGCAGTAATACCGAGAACCTGTTTCTTTGTGTCCTCCGCCTTTAATACCATTTCTCATGTCTCTGTGTTCATACTGAATCTTGTCAGAGAATATCCGGTTTTCTTAGCAAAGTTACGTCTTGTCTCGATAAGATCATCAAGTGGCGTTGCCGTTGCCGGAACGTTCCACTTATCGGCTTCACCTGAAATCTCAACAAAGTGATCTTTCTTGTGTGCTTCGCCACTGTCAGAAGTGTACTCGACTGTGTACTTCTTCTTTCCGATATTTACATCAATCTTTGGTACACCGTCAGCCGGTGCAAGCAAGCTCCAAATCTGTCTCTCCGGTACGACTCTCGCGCCTTCAATCAGCATCATAGGCTTCTTGCTGATTTCACGAAGTACATCGTTTGCAAGAGAAGCGTTCTCCGCATTTCTGTAATTGTCGTACTCCTGCTCTTCTCTCTCTGTTACCATGTAAGACTCACGATAGAAAGGCATCTCGTTTTGGATATCAGAGAAGCCGCCAACATCTCTTAACTCTGCCTGTGCGTCAAAGTTAGATGCTTTCAGAGAAACCGGAAGCCCGCTCTTGCCTTTGATAAATCTAAGGTCAAGGCTTTCCTGCTTTCTTGTGCCAAACTTCTGTCTGCCGAGATAAGGCCCTGAACCTAAAGTTTTTTCATAGTTATTCCACATTACACCGAGACTTCTCGCGGTAAATGCTTCTGCTAATGGTAATGCCATAATTTACACCTCTTTCCTTAATCAAAAAAAGTAACTCTTGGGGTTTTGGCTTTTGCCGTTTCCTCAACAGTTACTCCGTTCTTTGTAAGTTTCGCATTGTCGATATCGCCCTCGTAAACGTAAGTTCCCGGTGCATCACCCATCGTTACGTCAACATCATTAAGCAGATATCCGACACAGTTTTCATCGTTAGACGGAAACGGTGTTCCACCCTTTACAATCTTTCTTCCATTTCCGTCAGCAACAGATACCATTGTCTGCGGAACAATACAAGCCGCTCCCAAATAAGGGAAATGCTTTAAAATACCAAGTTCTTGAGTAAAATCTCTTTCAATAGGCTTACCCATGATTTTTACCTCCTAAATTACATAATGATTTTTTGCTTCTGCGGTAGCTGAATTGCTTCCAAAAGTAATCTTTTCAGCATTCTCAACATCCGCTGTCTTTTCGTTGTCTTTATTACCGCCTGCCGTTCCGCCACCCGGATTTGTACTGCCTTTTGCAATCTCCTGTTCCTTGGCTTGCGCTGCGGCGGTCTCTTTTTCAGAGATAATCTTTCCAAGAACGTCATAATCAAAACTGCCATCGTCTTTTACGATTTGTGCTGCCTGCTCTGCGGTAACATTAAATTTAGATGCGGCATTGGCTCTCTGCGTGACTATTGCCTGCGCTTTTTCAAGTTCCGCGATTCTCGCATTGGCTTTTTCGAGGTTCTTATTTGCCTGCTCGACTTCCGTAAGCTTTCCCTGTTCGATATCATCGAGCTGCTTCTGCAACTCTTCAGCTTTGTCAGCCTTTGTCTTGTACTCGTCAGCCTTTGCTTTGGCTCTCTGTACGGAACTTCAGTAATCTGCCATGATCTTGTCCGCGTTTTCCTCGCTTAATCCCATAGCAATCAGATCTTCTCTCTTCATTCATTACCTCCTATATGTCATACGAATTTTTATACGGTGCAACGACACCGAACGACATTGTTGATTTTTACGCTCACAACTTTGCGAATTTTTATAAAATAAAAACAGCCGCCGATTACTCGGTGACTGTCTTATCTTTGTTTGTCTGGCTCTGTGTGCCATCTGTATTCATTTTATTTATCAATTCCTGTGCTTTTTGTTCCTGTGCTTCTACATCATCAATGGTTTTCCACAAATTATCCAAGTATGGTTTTGACAACAAGAATGTCTTTTCCGCATCTCCCCAAAGTCCTACAGATTTAATTGCCACAAGCGGATGAATACCAGCTTGTAAAAGTTGATATAGGGTCTGTGACTTGGTATACATATTATCTTGCGGGCTATGGTTAATCTGAACATCAAAGTCGCGCAAACTCAGCCCCAAATCGTGATCTTGTATACGAATCACATTCAAAACAACTTTTGCGAGTCTTTTTTCAGCCGACTTTACGATTGGGTCTTTCAGTTTTGCTCTCGACTTTGAGAAGTCCCATCCGTTTCTTAGCTCAACAGCTCCCTGTGTATCTCCACCGGAATTATTGTTGTTCTTATTCGGTATAGCAAGAATGGACTGTGCATTATCCCATAAATCATCCTTTGCAACTTGGCACTCTGTCTGATTCAGCTCTTGTGTCATAATGTCAACATCTGATTTATTCTGCTCATTATTGGATTTTACCGTCAGCGCATGGGAAATCTTCATTTTTTCAAAGGTTTCCGGGTCAATGTCGCAATTTACAAACTTTATCCAAAACTGAACAAACTGCTCAACACCATCCATTCGGTTTGACTGCATTGTATTGATTGCATCCAATAGTCCGATCACAAGCTCAATATCAGAAATGCGCTCATGGTTGTTCGGAAACTCAACAATCGGGATTCCACCAAAGCCATGCAGTTTCCAATCTCGAACCTCTCCATTTACAATCTTGCATTCGTATGAATCCGTGTAGCAGAGTTTATACATCTGTCCATCGGCGTCCTTAAGCTCTTGGATTGCTAAAAGTGGTTCTTCTGTGGAACGACTATAGATAACAAAAGTGTTCATTGGTGTTGGTGCAACAATTCTAAATTGTATATCTCCATTTTTTGTAATCTGTACCGCCTTAAATGACGTTCCGGTTGCTGATTGCCACTCCCCTGCCTTAATGTCCTTTTCCTGCTTATTAGCATCTGTCAGATAATCGTTAAATTCATCAACCGCATTGTTTATACGGTCATCGTCTTTCCTACTGATAAGCTGAATTGGCTCACCGTAAGTCTGACCAACCTTGAATTGAACAATCTCATAGGCATGGTTTTCAGACACCTTATTGGTTATATCAGCATTCTGTACCTTTGTTCGGTACAATACAGGCTGATCGCCCTTGTAGTAGTTCCACAGATACCGAATGACCGTCTTGTTGAAATAAAATGCACCAATGCAATTTCCGACAACATTTACGATATTGTCTGCCGTAATCTGTTCTACGTTAGCATATGCAATTTTTCTTCCATATCTGCCTTTTACAAGGTCATGAAAATACTGTGTATTCATATAAATAAAACTCCACTACTGCAAGCGCGTTTTGGTATTGGCTTTGTTTCAATTTTGCCTGTTGCCACGCGATAAATCACAATATGATTGCATTTTTTACATTTACACGGATGATCTATCGTAGATCTCCCATCATAATGTCCGGCAATTCTTCCACAATCCGGGCAATATATAGTTACTTTTTTCATAGCAACCTCTTTCTTGTAAATAAAAAACACCGCCATTTCTGACAGTGCTTTTTACGGGTTATATGCTTTTGTGGTTGTAGGATTTTGTTTTTTCTACTCTTTTAGTATACCATGCAAGTTTTAGGAAATGTTGTGAAAGAGTGTGAACTATTGTGTACTTTTATGCACTCTTTTCAGAGTAAAGCTGTCCATAACGTCTTTCAAACTCCTGCAATGCTCTTTTCCTAAGTTTCATAATGTTCCTGTAGGAATATTTCATCTCAACAGAGATCAAGTTCCAATCTTTTCCATTGACATAGTGTGATGAAAGCACGATATATACATCTGTATTATCCATGCTGTCAATTTGCGATATGATAATCCGTCTTTTATCAACCAATTCATCTACAAGTGTCTGAACCTCATTCTGCAAATCAACAATCTTCGATACCGCGCTCCCCATTTTGTCGGGATTGCCGGATGATTGCACATCTACCTCTTTCGGAGATATAGATATAGAAGTTGCCATATCGGATAGCCTTTTGATTTCTTCCAGCTTATTTGCAATCGCATGGTCAATTCTGCTTATCTGTGAAAGATATTTGTCTGTTGTCATATCCTAATACCTCCTAAATGGGTTTACTGCCGCTTCTACCTTTGCCTGTGTTCCGCTTCGCATCTCGTTCTCAAACAAAGCAACTGAATCCGGTGCATCATCATGCTTTACTTTTCCACTTCTTGTCATGGTTGTAAGTTCTTTCATAAACTTGTAATATTGGCTCTGCCTGTCCATTTTCTTGAAATCGCGGAAATAATAATCACGAATGATATTATCTCTTGCATTTTCCATTCGAGTTATTTTGTTTGAACAATTAAACTTAAACCGTGCGCTACATCTTCCGCCTTGATTTTTTACAATGTCCATTACATCTCGACCAAAATATTCTCCGGCACTGTTACTCTCGAATGTAACCGTCTTTACGTTGTGCTTAATAAGCATATTTGCGCATTCCGGCTTGGTAAACTGTGTTCCGGCATTATCAAACACTACATCTACGATATAAACCTCGTTGCCGTACACATAGCCAATCGGCATTGAGCAGCTATCTTCTCCCTTATCAGCACTGTCACAAGCCGCCATAATTGCATCTGGTTCTCGATCAACAGGAAGTTCCTCAAAATAATTAAGCTCATTCTCCGCAAACATTCGCCCTTTTGCTTCAAATGGTTCTTGTTGGAACTCTGCCGCCCACGTTTCTTCCGAAACAAGTTTTCGTTCCTTTTGGTAGTAAACGGTTGTGAATATCTTCCGCAATCCCTTTTTATCTTTTCGATAAATCTCCCAATTGCTTTCATCTGTGATTGGGTCAAGTGCCGGAATCGCAACTTCTTTCCATCTCCACTCCAATTCATCGGCTTTATTTTGTAAAGCCGTAATTGGATCGTACAAGCTGTATTTCGTTCCCTGTATGATAATGGGTGTTCCCTCTAATCGTCTACCGAGAACATCGTCTGTTACTTTCTCGCAAAGAAACTCCAATCTATCTCTATTTCGTGCTTCCTCATGGTTTTTAACGCAGTCATCAATATAGACAAGCACATTTGCTTCGGTACATCCTACGATTGCACCATCAATCGGTCTACAGGTAAATGTTGGGAAGATGTTTTTGCTTTTAAGGTCGATTGATAGGTTTTCAGCACTTTTATAGTCCTTTTCTCCTATCTTTGTTGCTTCCGGGAAAACGCTTAAGAATCTGTTGTACGTGCTTTCCGTTTCAAAGCCTTGCAATAAGCCACCATAAAATCGCTTAACAAGTCCTTCTCCTTTTCCAACACCGAATATACTTCCGTCCGGGTCGCGTCCCCCCATCATCTGCGCCAATTTTAGACCGCCTGTTGTTTTTCCGGTTCTTTTCGGTTGCGATACAGACAGAAAATCCAATTTTCCATCATAAATCTCCTGGTATGCTCCGACTACAGGCTGTAGCACTTTTCTTCTTGGGAAATAAAATCTCTTCCACGGATCCTTTTCATCAATTTCAATGTAATAAAAAAAGCTGTCCACAAGATAGGCTGATTCATACATCAAAACATCGTAGAATTGTTGAAGCACCTTGTATGTCGTATCATGTTCCCCGGCATACACTTCTAAGTCTGCAACTCTGCCACCTGTATATTGCTTGACATAGCTTGCTATAAGTTGCTTTGCCCTTGCGGATATTTTCAATCCATAATCAACGTCATGTTCTGTCCTTAAGGCAACCGCTACGGCTTGTATGTATGCATCTATTACCTGTTCATCAACGCCTTTTCTCTGTATGTAATTTTCATATCCATTTACTGCATTGATTAACTGCTTTGAAGCCAAATAAAAAGCACCTCCGCAAAAGCAGAAGTGCCTTGACCTCTGCCTATAATTTTTCTAGGTTAGCGACTAACTCAATTTGTTAGCCGGTTGTCTTTTAATTGTAATATACCATTTTGTGGCACAATGGGCATTCACACTTGTAGTTATCGCCTTCCCTTTGATCTCCACAATATTCATATTCAGTCTTTTCCGCTTCAAAAACGGTTTTGCAATTCTTACACTCAAACTTTAAAGGTTTTCTTTCGTACCTAAGGCTGCCTTCTTTGATTATTTTCATTTCCAATGCACCTTGAACCCTTTCTTTTTATACTCATCTACTGCTTTCTTAAGGCTCATATCGTCCTCATACTTTTCATTCAGCATAATCACCACATTGCCTTTTTCAATGCCGTATATGTTGCAATTTGCAAGTTTCTTAGCCGTTCCGAGGATAGCTTTTGCCTGCTTGTGGCTCATTTCATAGGTTTTGGTTCCCATATTAACAGTCATTTCTCATAAACCTCTAATCATTCCTAGCAGCCCTACACACACGAGTATTGCATCTCCTCGAATATCTAATATGCATTACAGAATCATGCACAAGGTCTGGCATATACCCTCTTTCTAAAATAGTTTTTGATATTCCTCTTGCTTGCTTGATGCTATTGAGTAATGGCATGTTTAAATCTTTTCTAAAGTGCTTAAAGTACGAAAAGAACCATTCTCTTTGTGCATATTTTATATTGTGCCTTATTCTGCTATCTAATTGCAGACAATGAAGCATTTCTTTAATCTTATTCATTCTTCATAAACTCCTCAAAATCTTTTCTGCACTTAGGGCATAAATCATATGTACGGCCAAACGGAAATAATCTGTTTGAATGAATCTCTTTAATTTCTCCCCTTACGTCTCCATCTTCAAAAATGGGACTTGGAGTAAAATAATCACCAATCGGCATAAATTCAAATTCACTTATTGGTTTTACTTTTATTTCTTTTCCGCACCTGTCGCAAGCGCGCCATTGTCTTTCATTCTTCATTCTTCATAAACTCCTCAAAATCTTCCATACACTTATAGCACAAGTCGTATGTGGTATTTAAAGTGCCATTCCTTGTAATGGAATTTCCACAAAGTATTCCTTTTTTAATTTCAGTACCACAACGATCACAAGTACACCATTCTTTTTGATGTTTCATATAAATCCCTCACTTATCACATTCGATTCCCGGAATGAATGTTCTTTTACCCATACAAGCATCTTCAAAAGTCGTAGTTTCTATTGAACATCCGCAACTAACCGGGTCTAATGGACAATTTTCATGATTAATACATGTGCATAAAATTTCTTTTTCCTGCTTCATCATTCCACCGCCTTTTAAACTAATCCTAGCATATACAAAATATCAAGTCCTGATATTCTCTCCGCACCCTCTCTTGTGTGCATAAGAATATCTTTAAGTTTTTCATTTTCTGCATCGCTGTATTTATTTCTATCATACGCTTCTGAAAAGCAATAATATTTGCAATATCCATAGCCTACGCCAAGCATGTTGCCGTAAATGCTCTTTCCGACAATATCGTAATATTTTGGTACTTTTAAAATATTGTGTTTTTCATCTAGGGTACATTCCTTTTGTTCTGCTTTTAGCTTTGATTGAAGATATTTTAGAAAACTTCGTATATCCTGTTCCGATTTTGAAATATATAAAATAGTTTCGTTCATTTCTCCACACCTGACAAATCAATAACAATTAGCACCGCACCATAACATTTCCATAAATCGCATCTTTCTTCTTCGGCTGTTTTTCTATCAACATAAAGTGAATGTGGTCTGTTGCTTTTGGCATTAACAAGTGCATATTTGTATTTTGGATAATACTTTTTCTTTGCTTCTGCAAGATTCACCGCTACACCACCTTTCTACCGCAAATAGGGCAATAAGCTATTTCCATTACCATTTCAACATTCATATCTTTACTGCTACACACCGCAAAGGGCGGACATTTATTCAAGTCGCATGTAATTACAGGCTTATTTGACAACTTATCAATCTTAAATTTGCCATAATGTGTTATGATAGGAAATTTTTTCTCGCAAAATTCACACATATCACACCAACTTTCTTCCGCAGATAGGGCAAAAATTAATTTTTACGGCTCCTGCAACCTCTTTTCCATCGCTATTGTCGAAAATCATGTTATTTTCAGCTCCAAAAAGGACTAAATTTCCTTTACCATCAATGATTTTCTTTTTGTTACGACAAAAATCACACATTCTTACGCCCCTCCCATTTATTAAATACCACGTTTTCAAATATTGCCGTTTCTACCTTATCCGGCTGACTCTCTGGAACGTTCCTTGCCGGAATCTGTGTAAATAGGTATTTGCAATAAGGACACCTATCAACTTCGGAGCCAAGTATTAGCATTCCACAATTTAAGCAACTTGTCATAAATCACACCTCAATCAAAGTAAATTTTCTTATTTCTTTTGGAATCTCACGATGCAAAATGCCATCTGTATCAAAATATGGTTCGCTGTTTAATAACTGCTTGCGTTCTACATTTTCTAGATATACTCTGCTTGTTTTCCCACAAATCGTGATTTCTCCGAAGAACATTTCCCCTATTTCAGCCTTGAATCCGCTTACGTCATATGGAGTTTTGCAATAAGGACACACCTTTTTATCGGTTTCGATTGGTGCGCCGCAATTCACGCAGTTTGTCATATTTCGCCCCAGCCATAGCAAAAATCGGAATCCTCGTGAGATTCCGTGTCTTTTGTTTGATATAAATATTCCATAATGTTTTTATCATCGAATAGCGACACAGGGAATCGAACCCTGTCAGCCAAAACCATGCCAACCGCTTTCAAATCTGCAATTTCTAATCACGGAGGGGTTTTCTGTTACCAATTATACCGCTACCATCCATAAGTCTCCCATCGACCGGAACTATTGCAGCAGCACCCGACTAAGTGGAGATAAGGATAAACGCAGATATTCGGACTCGAACCGAAACACCGTTTCCGGCTACTGACTGTTTAGCAAACAGTTTCCTTACCAGTTAGGATTATATCTGCACGCGCCGGGCATGGAAGTTCCCTACCCGAACCATTCCTTGCGCTTCAGAATGGCACGGTGCTACTAACACCGCTCAATGGCTTGTGGCGGTATCGAGCCGCCCTATACAGATTTTCAGTCTGTCGCTAATCCATCTCAGCTAACAAGCCATGTCGTGTAGTTTCCGTTTTTCCTTGCTCCACACTACACTAAGTGCAAGGTTCTTTTAGTCAGCGGTTACCGCCATCTTTTGAATGACAACCGCTCAATCCAGTTACCTGTGCTAAGTTTAACCGGTATATTGATTAGCACCTGCATTTCTGTAATAAACACACTAGGGGTGTACTGGCAACATCACCTGTGGGGATTACAGGAATCGAACCCGCGACAACCCGGATATAAGCCGTGTCTTCTGCCACTGAATTAAATCCCCATAACCGCCATCAGACGGTTAGCAATAATGTTTATCGTGCTATGCCTTGCACTATCCGGTTTACAGCATTTCACCGGCAACTCAATGTTACCATGCAAGCCTATTTGCATGGTTCTACTCCGAATTAAATTATTGCAGAGCAATAGACAAGCATCGTATTTCAGCCAAAACATAGACCGCCTGCAAGCAGACAGCATAATTTGACCGAGTAGGTGGGTGAGGATTTGAACCTCACATAAACCGTGCACTGTTCACATTGGAGGGAATCGAACCCATAGGACTTCAACCATGAGTTTTTAATCTTTGTCCTGTCTCTTCCATCTGCGCGTCTACCTATTCCGCCACCACCTAATTTCATGGCTCATGCACCGTGGGATAGATGCATGATAGAATACCACCGGACGGTCTCGCACCGTCCTTAACAGAATCGTCCTAGTGGCGAAAGGAGGAACCCAAATGCTTGAATCACTCAACCAAGGGTTCAAGTACATATGAAAAACATACGTGGTTACATGAAACGTCAGCATGCAACCAATTAGGCTACCAGGATTCGAACCCGGAATGCAGGAATCAAAATCCTGTGCCTTGCCGTTTGGCGATAGCCCATCATTTCCAAATGACAATAATATTCATTGCAAAAATCGCGTATGAAAGCAAATACCCTCTTACGTTTGAATTGTCTTTTTGTTTTACCTGTCCTCCCATGAGTCCAAGTATTACAAGGGCATCTATCGCCGTAGCGATTATATTTAAAATCATATCAATATCTCCCATCCTCAAAGCTGTGTTCCTGTTTGAATCGTTCCATTTCATTTACGCTCATACCGAAGATCCCGGCAGATGAATCAGAGTCCGTATGTTCGAAATACTCGCCCTGCTGTGGAAACATAAACCGGAACATGGCATAATTTGCAACATCACAAAGGTATTCAAGATTTCCGGTCTCTTCAAACATGGCAAGGCACATTTTCAAACTTTCGATTGCATCCACATTCCCGTTTACAAAATTCATTCTTGCCGGTCCGTATTTGTAATACGACTGTTCAATCAATCCTTTGCGTTTTTCATCAAAAGCTGTGGAATACTCGGTTTTCATCAACTCATTGCTGCAGCTTGCCATTAAACATCACCTTCCGCTCTGTGGTTTGCTCTTTCAATGTCAAACCCTTCCGGATAACGTGCCTTAAGCTTGTCTACATTCATCTGCATGATCTCATCAAGGCTCCAACCGAAGGATTCACAAAGCATTGCTAGGTACCAGCAAATATCTCCTGCTTCTTTCTTGGCATGGTCAATATCAAGCTGCTTCTCATGGAAAATCCACTTTTTAATCATGTCGTTGAACTCTCCAACCTCGCCGGATAACCCCAAACAAGAATTGAAGATGCCGCCAAGGTCATAATCTTGCAACGCAGATGCGATATTGTTCTTTTTGCAAAATTTAAGCAAATCAAGTTTATCCGAAATTCTTTCTGTCGCCTTGCGGTTTTTCGTCCGCATGGCTAATTTCTGATACTCATTTCCGGTCATATATCATTCTCCTGTCCGAAACACTCTTTTTTGTTTTTAAAAATTTGTTGGAAATGTAGTTGCGATTCGCAACGTGAAAGTGAATTGTTATAAATTTATAATAGCCTATTTACGGTGAAAGTCAATGGGTGTTATTGTAAGTGGCTTTTTATTTTTTGAGGTATTTAAGGGACTTAGTAGCCGCCTGGTGGTCTTTCTGTCAGACCCCCTCCCCATCCTTTTTCTTGCAAACATGGAAACATAAAATATTTTCCGTTTCGTTTTGTTGTCATTGTGTGAAAATCAAATTGTTTTAATACAATTCATGTCATGTCCTTGTAACTATTCGCAAAACCTAACTTTTCCGAATAGTTCACGAATAGTTAAAACGCTACACCCCTTGATATTACTGCATTTGCGAATTGTAGAATAATCACACACAATTTAAACCTTGTTATTTGCCACTGCATCTGTGAATTGTGTATCAATTGCGTGCAATTCTTGGCTCTTTTTCTCGTCCAGCCTTGGCAGTTCCTGCGCTGTGATTGCCCTTCTTTGGGTGGCATTATCGCCAATTCCTGGCTGATTCATGCCAAATTCGTTGTTGCCAACGAACATAGTACCCACTGGACTGTTGGAGTCATACGCTCTATCAAGGATGCAATCCTTGCGAGATCGTTGTAATTTTTGCCAAATCTTAAAAGCCAACGAACTTGATTCCTCATCTTTCCACAGGTCAAATGTTGTTGTAGGTATATTACAAAAATAACTGAATGCTACTGTACTTACCAGCTTACTGTAGACATTGGAGATATATATATAATAATCACAAAGCTTATATAATACCTCTCTGTCATACCTGTTACAGTTAGTCGGTATAGTTGCATTACCAAGGGGACTTAAGCTCTTGTCTTTTAGTATCGATGTATCCGGGAATAGATGCATACCAACATACTGCATAACAGCTTTCCATTGTCTCTGTCCAGCTTTTAACAAATCTTCGATGTGAAATTCTATACAAGCGTTGTCTATTAAATCCTGTACAGTTGATGTGTATATCTGTACTGTACCTAGATCCACTATAAGGCTTGTAAGATCTACACTCTCTATATCCTGCATATATTCACACCTCCAATCCGTTTTATTTCTCTCTGCTTTTGGTATACACTATTTTTGGGTTTAAAGTCAAGCCTTAATTTTTACGGTGGTATTATATACTTACGCCGCGCGCGTATGCGGATATAACTTAAATATAAACCTATAGGCTTTAGATACAGTGTATTATTATTAATCTAAAAGATTAAGAAAAAGAGAGAGAAAGAGAAACATAGTTCTGAAAAAGCGACGTCAGACGATTGTCTCGCCTTATGTCAGACGATTGTCAGACGATTTTTTGTAAAAACTGATACTATTCTATCATTTCCGGACTTGTCAAAGACCCAATACAACTAGCCTTGTTTATAAAAATTTAAGAAAAGTTTTATAGTTTATTTACGGTTTTTTGGAGATTTTGCAAGATATTCCCGGATGCGTTGTTGGTTTTGGACATGGCAAAAAGAAAAGGCAGCCGGAAAAGCCGCCCTTTGTTTGAAAATATTTACTTGCATTTTGTCCGATCCGATGATAAACTATAGATATGTCGCACGGTATGGATGCTTGCCGCTGTGGTGCCGCCAGCGATCCCGGCGACCACGGATTGAAACAATAGTCTTTTTAGTAAAAGCAAAACATTTAATTTATGTTTTGTGTCGCGCGTTGTGGATGCTCTGCGCGTGGTATCTGGAGCGATCCCCGGATACACGGATTGAAATAATTATATTCTCAGTGATGAAAATGAGTGGGTTAGATTTTAATCTTTCCCACTCGATTTCTTTTAATGTTTGCCGATCGTCTGTATAATACAGCCAAAATCTCCGGCGCGATATATATTTATCTCCTGTGCATTAATCCGGTATGTCAATTCATCGTCATCATAAATCTTGAGCCAGTGCTTAAAATCAGCGACTTTTTTATAATGTGCACCTATCTCCGCGTCCTCGTCAACGACGTATGCCATATAACTTCCGTCTTCGCCAAAATCAAGAGTGCTTGTTTTCAAGCCGTTTTCGTCGCATCCAACAAGTATTAATGCCGCAATATCGCTTGCCCCTATAAACCTTTTCTCGTACTCTTTGTAGTTCTTCATTATGTTTTCCTCTCTTTCTGCCTTTGCTCGAATTTTTAAAAATATATGCAGCATCCTGCTTCGTAATCATTTTTTGATATTTCTATTTCCGGAAGTTCGATTATTTGATCATTCTGATTTTTATATGCGTAGTAGCTTGGGTACATATCCGATTTTATGACACGTCCAATATATTCTCTCCCCCTCTCGTCCCTTTTAATTACTAAAAAGACTCTTATTTTTTCTTTTTCTGTTTTCATGGCATTTCCCTCCTACATGCTCTTGTTGACTCCTCTAGTCAACTGTGCTATTATACTTTTGCGGCGCACTTAAACCGTAACATGAGATGTTTTGAAATACTCACTTTATGAGGTATTTCGCGCCGCAGGGGCTGTATAATACAGCCCCTATTTTTACAAATGCGTTCTACAGCAAGAATTTTCATTGCTGTATATTTTCCACGCTTTTTCCATAACCTTTGATCTGGTCACTTCTTCGTCATTTATCGTAAAAATGTATGATCTTTCCGGGTCCATGTCTAAAGTCAAATCACAAACCTTGTCATAATCCCCTTGCCAATAATCCATTGGTGCAACTTTTAACTCCATTTTTCCACACTGAGAAAGCAAAATTAATTGTTTCCAACCTTTCCAATTGCCGTGTGCGCCGAAAAGCACCTTGTTAATAGCCCTGTCTAATTCATTTTTTGTCATTTCACAATCTTTGATAATCATATATGTTTTCCCCTCTTTCTTATGCGTTCTTCCCTGCTCCGTAGCATTCATGAAATGCATCTGTGAGCCTTCCAAGCTGTTCCGGTGTAAGCTCTTCTTTCAGATCTTCCGGAATCCACTTATACGATTCCCGGAATGTATCGCTATTCCGTCCGATCTTGGATGATCTCTTGACCATTTCGAGCTTGTACATATCGCCAAGCTCTTCCAGTGTAATATCTCCACTCTTTACTGCTTTTCTTCCCTCTCTTGTTAGGATGCTCATTGCATCTTCTTTTCTGATTGTTCCGATTCCTTTGATCTTCATATGCCGTTCCCCTTTCCTGGCTTTCGCCTTTGCTCTATTTCTTTGATCTGATTACATTATATATAATTAGTGCTTAATTGTCAATACCTAATTAGTGCTTAATTCATTATTTTTTCATTTTATCCATTTTATCGAGTTCCGCAAGAATTAACTCCCTAGCAAATGCGCTTGTCTTTAGTCCGTATGAATTGATTCTTTCTATTGTTCCAAGCGGCAATATAATGTTTATTCTGTCTTTGTTTCTCATACATTTCTTTACCGCTTGCCTGTTCTTTTCTGCTTTTGTGTTTTCGTCCATCTTTCTACACCTCCGTATTTTTTCTTACATTATATATAATTAGTGCTTAATTGTCAATGCTTAATTAGTGCTTAATAATAATGCACAATTTCTGATATGATATTAGTGCTTAATTTTGTATGTTTTGTCAATATACATTAGTGCTTAATTTCTGTATAATACAAGTATCAAATGAAGCACAGAAAGCGAGGAAAACAACATGAAAGATATGAAAGCGGCAGAAGCATTATTAGAAAGCAAAGGTTATTATATTTCGAACCAGTTTGACGGTTTCGCTACTCTTCCAGATGAATACGAATTGAGCGACGTAAACGGAAACGTTGTTATTGATCATTTGAGCGAAGCACAGATTTTACAGATTTCGGAAATTTTATAGGGAGGGCTTAAACATGAGAAAGACGGGAATGCGTTTTACATGGGAAACAACAAAGAACGGTGACGCGATCAACGAACTGAAAAAGAACGGAATCGCGTTTGAGTATAACCACTTTGGGGAACTCACAGCCGACTTTTACAGCATTGGGATTTTTGAAAAAGTCGATTTCGAACACGTTCAAGGTGATGTGTTTGAAATCTGCATAGCATAGCCGAAACGCTCCGATCTGGAGCGTCAGCCGCGGGATGGTCGCCCGGCTCTGATGATGGCAGACCAGAAAGGGAAAACATGAAAAATTTAAGCAAATGCAAAGAATATTATAAAGATTTATACATGGATTGTTTAAAAAATGATTCATTTGAAAAAAGCATTTTTGAAAGCACCGAAAAAGCTCGATATGAAACTTTTTGCGAAACATTAAAATTTATCTATGGCGCAGATTTTGAAAACATTATGCCGAACTGGTCAAATGATGCATCGAAAGAATTTTATTCAAGAAAATAGTCGAAACCGCCACTTCTGGCGGTCTGTAGGAACTGCCCCACCTGCACTGATGAGACAGGGCACACGATGAAAGGATGGTTGATCGTATGAATAAATTAGAAGAAGCTGAGAAAGCATTTTTGAAAGTTAGGGATTATTTTTTAGAAACTCAAGAAGATTTCGCGCTGGCGAAGGCGTATAGCAAGCCCTGGAAGTGGTACAGAGAACACACAACAGACGAAGCTATCGAGATTTTAAGAGCGGAAGTAAGCGCATAAGCAAGCGGCGGCGTTTACCGGGGGTCAATTCCCCGGCTTTTTATACACGCGGAGGTGAATATATTGAAAAAAGATAAAACAAACGACATAATTGGAAAACATTACGGACTTTTGACAGTAATATCTTACAATGGAATTAATCCGAACTACAAAAGAGCTGAAAAGGTCTATTTATGTTCTTGCGAATGTGGAAATACTACGCTCGCAAATAGAAGTGCATTGATTAAAGGCGAAAAGAAAAGTTGCGGATGCTTGAGGGGCAAAAACAATTTTTTAGATTTAACAGGTAAAAAGTTCGGCGATTTAACGGTATTAGAAAGATTACCAAATAAAAATAAACATGTTATTTATCATTGCATATGCAAATGTGGAAAATATAGAGATGTAGAATCAGGAAGGCTAAAAAGTGGTGAAATAACTTCTTGCGGTTGCTCGGGATACAAACTCGAACACCACCATTTATCAAATACAAGGCTTTGCAGAATATGGCGAAACATGAAAAGCAGATGTTACAACAAAAATTCACCAAATTATAAATATTATGGTGCGAAAGGTGTTTCAATTTGCAACGAATGGCGGAATAGCTTTTCAACTTTTTATGATTGGTCTATAAATAACGGTTATTCAGACGATCTTACTATTGACCGCATAAATCCATTTGGAAATTATGAGCCATCTAATTGCAGATGGGTAACTTATCAAGTGCAAGCTACAAATCAAAGAAAGCATTATAAACATTAGCCGCCGCAGAGGATGCACGCCGGATCACTACCGGCGGCGGCTTTTACTCAAAAATGAGCAAATAAAAAGAAAAGAGGTAGAAACATGGGAAGTTATAGCGAACTTGTGCGCGGTGCAGTTATCCAAGCACGCGAAAAGCAAAAAGAAATTGAAAGACATACCGTTTTCACAATGCGCCACGATTCCGGCGCACATACTGTTACACGCTTCTATAAAAAAGGTGCTGCTATTTGGTGCGAAATGATTACCGGATGTATTCGGGAAGATTCGCGCGTTTACAAAGTAAATACGGATAAGCCATATATAAGGGATATGGGCAGATATTGGTATTTGTCGGAGCAGGAAAAGGAAGCTGTTAACTACCTTTTAAATAATTAGGCGGTACTATACCGCCCTTTTTCGCGTGCTTGGTGCATCTTTTCCGGTTCGATTCCGGGAACGCGAACTACATGGAAACCATTTTCTATGCACAAATTGACAAATAAACATTAAGGAGGTGTGAATCCGTGATCTATGATATTAAGGCAACTTTTAAGGGGCAAACTCTGCGCCGGGTAGCGTATGGAGATTTGCAAGCGTGGCTGATCGTTAACCAGTTAACGCGTGACGGGTGTGTAAATATATGCATGAGTGAGCGCGGAACGTCTGGAGGTGGCGAACATGGCAAAATATGAGTATATCGGAAAAAGGGAAATCATGCGCCGGGTGTCTGCCCTTGGTTATCTGGAAATATCCGGCAAAATGTGCGGCTACTCAAAGTTTGAGGGTGTGGAATGGGTGGAGTCTGCAAAAATAAAAATAACCGCGCAGCGCGGCGGCGATTGGTTGCAGATCACGCAAAGACCGGAAAACGTAACACACACTTACAGCCGGTACGATGGGAAAAACTATCTTGACAAGTGGTAAAATGCGGTCTATGCTAGACTATAACTATAGTCGGGCAAGCGTCTTCTGGCGTTTGCCTGTGATCGGCAATATCATCAAATATCATCAATGAATTATCTATATATGGCATAACATATAGTGTATTTGTGCTATTTGCGGAATATCGCAGATAATTGCACGTTTGTTACACGTTTTTGGGAATCCGTAAAAATGGAATCTTGACCCCAAAACGCTACCCCAGGGGGGTACAAAAAAATTACGAAATATTTTTTGGGGCGCGGAAAAAATTTTCTTTCGTAAAAATCAAAGACCGCGCCGCATAATCACTTTTGCTCAACTCTTCTATCAGCCTTTCCCTAGTCATTTCCGGATTCGTCCGGTGAACGTACTGTAAGAGTTCTGAAATTTTATCCATTATGCAACAACCTCCATAAGTTCAATCAATAGTCTGTCCGCTATTTCAAACACTTCTCTTCCGTATGTGGCCAAGAAGTCTGATACAATTTCCTCTGTATCAATATCCATGTATACGTTATACGAAAGACAGAACGCATGACATAATTCGTGGCATAACACGCGGTCAAGGAATCTTCCGCGTAGATCATCCGCAAGATATATCGTTTTCGTGTCCCTGTCGGTCATGCCTACCGTTCTGCTTCCGTCACTTCTCTGTAGCATATCGCTGTAACGCGATACTTTGACCAAATTCCATATTTCATTATTTATCGTGAACAATTTACCACCTCGCAAACAAAGAGGGCAAAATGCCCTCTCTATTACATTTTCGTGACAAGCGTAGTCAGCTTTGTCTTGGTCAACTGCTTTTCTTCCGGGGACATACCGGAAAATAGTTCGGTCACATCTTCAGAAAGAGATTTCATGTACTTTTCGAGTTCTTTCATCTTTGCGTCCTTATCTTCCGGTGAATTTCCGTTATGCATTTCCTTTGTCTCCATGTAGCTTCTCCGGCTCATACCGGCTCTGCCCTCTCTTGCATCGTGAGTACCGGTACTCATGCCGTTATTTCCGCTCATAGGCTCTGAATAATACATCTTTCCCATACTCATTCGGTCAAGGTCTCTCATTCGGTCGTATTCCGGCATATTTTCCCATTCGTGGTAATCTTCCGGCATCTGGTGATAATATGGTGGTTCTACATATCCTCTGCGTGTTCCGCGTCCTTTCGGTGCGAATCTTCCGTTTGAGTACCGGTACTCATTGTAGTATCTTTTTCCCGGATAATCCCCAAATTCTTCCACCATGCGCATGATTTCTTCATTTTCAGACTTTTTCATTGCTTCAACAATGTTATAGTCCTTGTCAAAGCATACGATGTTCTTTGCAATCTCAGTCCAATCCTTGAGATCATCAAGGTTTTGACCCTCAAAATTCTCAATTCCGATGCCGTCAACATGGGCTTTCACGCAATCCATAATCTGTTTCGCAAACTTATGCATAATATCAAGCCTCCCTTACTGCAATCAAATTACTGTTCTGAACCTCGATAGCCTGCGTAGATGTATTCTGCACGGCTACGGTACTGCAACAACCGCAAGGCACATCAACGTATGCCTGCGCCGATACATTAAAGAAATTCTCAACTGCGGCTGGCGTTACGATCATCTTTGTTGACTGCAAAGGCTCTCCATCAACCGCGATTGCAAGCGAAATCTCTCCAACTGTTCCGCCTGTCGGAATCTGAATGTTGCCGGAATACGATACCAAAAATCTAGCTTTGCACTGATTGGTGATACCTCTTAACTTGATAATTCCGCTTCCCTGTCTGTGGACGATACATTTTGTTCCGTTTACTGCTGTTTCTGTGAACGCAACATCTTCTCCAGCAGCAACGGTTTGTAATGCAATTCCTGTTACTTCCATTATTTTTACCTCTCTTTCACAAAAATAAGGGCAAACATTATAGTCTGCCCTTTGATTATAAGTAATACTGCATAGCAGACATGATTGAGTTAAACTCAATTAAGATACTCAATTATTCGGTTTTAGCAGCCACATCCTGTATTGCATCCGCATCCATATGCATAAGCATTAGGATTAGGCACAACATATGCCGGAATAGCAGACGGATTTACTGCATTGATAATCTGCTGTGTCTGAGCTGCCATCTGAGTTGTAAGTAATGCGCTCTGACGATCCTGTGAAGCTGCTCTGCGAAGGTCATTATTTTCTGCCTGTAAGGAAGAAATTTTTTCATTGCAAAGATAATCGAGAATAGCGCGTGTTCCTGCGTTCTGACTGTCGATAATATCTCTTGTGTTGCTGTTCATGGTGTTCTGCAACGCGCAAGTGTTAGTTGCCATGTTGTAGTTTACGCCTTGGATAGCTTCTCTTGTTTCACAGCAGCAGTTAGCAAGCTGTGACTGTAATGCGTTTGTATTCTGCATGTTAGCGACTGTATCAGCGTTGATAGCCTGCTGAATGCCGAATCCGGTCTGCAAAATGTTTGTGTTGATGCCATTCATGCCGGTTTGCACTGCATAGAATCCGTCACAAAGTCCGTTTGTAATGCCGTCAAGTTTTGACACAACCGCCTGATTATCAAATCCGCGCTGGATTTCGCTTCCGACACCACCATTCATTCCGTTTCCTCCGAATCCGTTACCGAATCCACCCCATCCGAAGATAGCGAAGATAACGATAATGAACCATAACCATGAGCCTTCTGCGCCCCATCCGTTGTTATTTCCGTTTCCGTCAATGTTTGCTACAAGTGGAACGGATGCACAATTACCTGTGTTAAACATAGAATTTACCTCCATAATTCATTTTTATATACATAATCTTGCAAGAATTAGTATCACATTCCTAACTGGCTTTTAAACGACTCAAAAGCCTTATCTGCGTCAATTCCCTTTTCTTTGCACAAATTCCTAGCCATCTGCTCAATGCCCTTGGAATCTCCATTTTGTGCCATCTGCATAGCATTTCTAGCCATAGGGTTGTTCATTACGCTTTTGTTCCCCATCATTTGTTGTAAAAACTGCTGTGGGTTTCTCATTCCCTGTAACATCTGCATAGGATTCATTAAGACTCACTCTCCTTTTGTGTTCGTGAAGATTTTCTTTGCGTTTGCGAAGATAACTTATCTTCCAACTCTTCCATCTTTCCAAACAAGCAATCTAATTTGTCAGTAATAGCCTTTGTCGCATCGTCAGATAGCCCTATTTCAATTTTTTTATCATCACTCGAAGAATCTGCCATCTGCTCATTGAAAGGCTTGTAAACGGTCTTTCTGATTGTTCCATTGGCATCCCATTGTTTTGCTACGATTGCGCTCATGTCCTGCATCGGAAAAAACGCAACACTTCCATCCATAGGCACATCATTCGCCATGATTGCTGATTCCGACTGCACTACTTTTCCTTGGATTCCAAGAAACTGCGGTTGCATCTGCGGAATCTGCGGCTCTGGCTGTTGAAACCTCTGCATTGGGTTGTACTGATATGCGGCATAGCTTGGGTTTGGGTTAAATGCCATATTCTGATTTTGCATCTGATACATTCTCTTCCTCCAATACTTCCTTGATTGCGTGAATCATTGCTGACTGATACACAAGCGGAACCTTTGACACATCTTCTCTTGTTAAGATTTTTTCAAGAATTTCATCTGTAAATAACATTCCGCATCCCTCCTATGCTTATATTTTTGCATAAAAAAATACGGTTCTTCCGCAAAAAATAAGCAGAAAAACCGCATAAAAAAAGAACGCCCACAGCGTTCCAAGTCTACCATTTTCAAAAAAGAATCTAAAGCACTTGCGCAGACTCCTTTCTTTTGTGTTCAATTTTTGAGTACCATTTTGAGTACCAATTTTTTTAAGACGCCGCAAACACAGTGTTTATGCGACTTTTAAAACAGTCCGTACGGGAATCGAACCCGTGTTTCCGCCGTGAGAGGGCGGCGTCTTAACCGCTTGACCAACGAACCGTGTATTATACTATCATACACAATACTCTTTGTCAAATACTTTTTTCATATTTTTATCTTTATATTGCCAGAGTTAGAAGAACTTGCCTTCGACTTAGGCGATATCGTGCCATCCTTTATCGTTCCGGCCTCTTTCTTGTTATTTCTTTATTTTTGCAAGTGTCTTATAAAATGGCTTGAATATCTTGTTAAGTTGCGTTCCATTCTTTGGATATTGCTTTGTGATTTTAGCACTCATAGACTTCTTATCGCCTACTATGTTATTTGCTAGATACCCTGAAAACGATTCTGGAACATCAATATTAGCTGTATTCGTGTGAATCAAGATAAGTTCAATAAATTTCTTTAGTTTAGTATCTTTCTTCCATCGAACCGCAGGTGCTTCGAATTTCTCTTTTTTCAAAGCCTTGTAAATATTCTCACCATTTTTGTTGCCATAAAAGTGTACAAGCGCAAGATGGATATATGATGGTTCATTTTTCCAACACAGTTTATAATGGTATAGAGCTCATTTTTTATCTACACCACTTATCTTTTCTGTCACTTTTACTGATGAAGAGTTGACAACATTCTCTTCAACAGATACAGGCACTTTCTATAGGTTTGAGTTTGATATATTAGAGCGCGGTACTCTACTTCGGTACGTTTTCTATCAATTTCCTGCTCACGATTCTTAAATCTCTTGATGATATCAGTGATATCATTTTCAGACACAACAGCTCTCTTATCATCAAGACTGAAGCCATCAGCCTTCATATCATAGAACCACACATTATCCGTTCCACCATGCTCTGTTTTAGTAAATACCAGAATAGCGGTAGATACACCGGCATATGGTTTAAACACACCGGAAGGCATGGAAATAACAGCCTCCAATCTCTGATTTTCTACAATCTCTGTTCTGATATCCTTATGCGCTTTAGAAGATCCAAAAAGCACTCCATCCGGTACAATACAAGCACATCTTCCACCAATCTTTAAGATACGAAGGAACAAGGTAAGGAATAATAATTCTGTTTTCTTTGTCTTACATACCTTAAGCAAATCTCCGGAAACTGACTCTGCATCCAGACTTCCCTTAAAAGGTGGATTGGCAAGTACCAACGAATACTTGTCCTTATCCTGATTTTGATCAGACAGACTGTCTCTATATTCGATAGATATTTCCATCTATTATAATAATTCCTGTTCTATACTAAAGACATCTGGAAAAATCAGCTTTGCGCCCTTTCTCTGCAACGCTAATACTTTCCCTGCCTTATCCTTCAATTCCTTTTCCAATCTACCATCAACACGAACTGGTATATTGGCAGCAGAGTCCAAATACTCATTTTTCATATATTTTTCTGTAATCGGACACATATTTTGAATCAAAAAAGCCTTCTCATGACCAAGTACTTCTCCAAAAACAATTGTATCGCACCTATGGTACTTTTGCATTTTCTTATTATAAATCCCCTTAAATTTAGAAACCTGTGACGAAAACGGAATCATCCAAAATAGCTGAGTATTACTATCCTGGAATGCGTAAAAACATGGTCTGTCATGCAACTGTCCATTTACTTTTTCCTTATTCTGCATCAAATAAGGATCTGGAAAATCCTTAAAGTACTGATCATCAATATAATAAAAATGTCCTATTTCCATTTCTTCTCCTATCGTTAAAAAGAGGCCCCATCCTCTCGAATGGAACCTCAAAACATTTGAACTCGACCTTTTCTAAGTCGCATATCGAGTAGCGACAAACATTTGAACTCGACCTTGTTTGAGTTGCATATCGAGTAGCAACAAACATTTGCAGTAATCTCTTACTGTACTTAAAATATACATCCAAATGAGCCGCTTGTCAATGTCAAAATAAGTTCAAATCGCAGCTTATGGCTGCATTAATATTATATGTTCATATCCAATTAGATATTCATTTTACACGATACTGCTGAACATTTCAACGATTGCACACTATATAACGATAGCCCTTACATTCTAACGATTGCTACTACCGTTAAAATTTGTACTTCTACATCGGCTTGTTTGCATTCCCTCATTCGTAGTATTACCGTAGTCCCTTACTACTACACTTGCCACGATATACCCAAGTAATGCCCCCTAAAGCCTTGATTTTACTGACTTTCCATAGCCCTGCCGTGGCATACGAATAAAACACGAATTGATGTCATAATATACCTCCTGCTGACAAGAAATGCCCTGTTTTGCAAGGTTTCTTGGGTATTTTGTGAATTACTCTGAAAATGCAGAAGGATCTTTCATCCAATCGTAGAATCGTTTGCGAATTTTTTTCAATTCTTCTTTAGCACCAGGAATCTCTTCCAATTTTACTAAGTGCATAACTTTTATCCCCATCATCTCATAGGTAATCTTGTTTCGACATTCTAACCCGACGTTTCGGTTTCATATATGACCATATAAGAAAACAAAAAATCCAGTGCCTACAACAGCTTCCTAAGAATCTGTATAAACACTGGATTTATATCTCAGCAGTCCGTACGGGAATCGAACCCGTGTTTCCGCCGTGAGAGGGCGGCGTCT